TGCGGTTCATGTAGATGCCGCGGTAGCCGTGCGAGGGCAGGGTCCCGCGGAAGTACCCGCAGAGCAGGGCGGTTGGAAACGTCTGATGTTCGCGCATGAGGGCGAGGGCGCCGGCTTCGACAGCGGGCGGGACTTCGTAGCCGTAGAGGTTCATGTGGGGCAGGGGACGGTTTTAATAAAGAGAATGCTTATAAACTGCTTATTTCCTGTGAATTTCAGCGTTAAGCGGCTGATTTTCAGCGATATTCAAATCATCAGATGTTCCTCGATCCACGAAAAAGCGTTCCTCGATCCACGAAAAAGCGTTCCTCGATCCACGAAAAGTGTTCCTCAATCCACGAACGGACCGTTCCTCAATCCACGAAAAGTGTTCCTCGATCCACGAATAATGTTCCTCAATCCACGAATCCCTTTTTGCTACGATTGACGTTACTCGACACCTTGCCCACATCATGAAGACCGCCCTCGATCGCGCGCGCCAGCTTGAAGCGGAGTTCACTAATCGCCCGAAGCAGCTTTCTCTGTGGGATGACAGGGTTCGCGGTATGTCGAAGAGCCTCGTGAACAGCGCGCTGTTCGCGGTGCTCGACAAGCGAAAGCCCCGCAGAAACTTGGAGAACGAGGTCGTCCAGTCTCTGCAGGATGTCGAGATTCGCTATACCGGCAAGCAGTTGGATCAGGACGACCACCTCGTCTTCATGCAGCTGTGCCACCATGCGCGCACGTCGCCGTTCGGAGAGGTCGTCAAGGTCACGGGGCTGAACGCTATCAACGGGCTTGGATGGGACCGATCGTGCCTCTCCTACGAACGACTGCGAGCGTCATACCGCCGGCTGCTGGAGGGCACCGTGTACGTCGAGATCACCGGACAGAAGCGCCGAAAGGTGTATGGTTCCCACCTCATCAGCAAGTTGCTGGAGGAGGGCCACCACGACGACGACGTAAGAGGAGAGTTCACGATCGTCCTCGACCCTAGCCTTGCCAACATTCTCACCGGCGACGAGATGACGCTGCTCGATTGGGCACGACACTTCAAGCTGTCCGGCCTCGCCAAGTGGCTGCACGCTTTCTACTCGACCCACAAGGTTCCTCTGCCGTACAAGGCAGAGACGTTGCTCGGGCTCTGCGGGAGCAAGCAGAAGAACCCCCGCCTTTTCCGTGCCAAGCTGAAGGACGCGCTCGATGAGCTCGTGCCTGAATTCCTGGACAGCTACACCATCGGGCCGCGCCCTTCCTACCTCGTCACCGTAAAGAAGAAGCGCGACGCCAAGGTCATTGAGGCCGCGTGACTCCGGAGGGCACCTTGAAGCAGCCGTCAGCAAAAGTAGAGCATCGCGAATGGACGATCAGGTCGTTTCCCGAGTGCAAAAATTTCCTCTGGCACGCTTGGGTTGAAGTCGAGCGCGGCCCGTGGGAAGACGAAGACGAGGGCGAGATTTTCCACTTCTTCGATATCGGCTATTTCGACACGGAGACGGCGGCCAACGACCGCGCGATCACGTGGGCGAAGGCTTGGCTCGACAGCAACTACTAAGGCGCGACCATGAAACGGGAAGGGGCGGTCCCACTCGGTGAAGTCGCCACACGCGCCAGCCACATCGATCTCGCCTGCACGCGGTGCGAGAGGCGGGGCCGCTATCAGCTGGCAAAGCTCGTAGCGCGGCTCGGTGCAGACTTCGCAATGACCGACCTTGCCGGCGAGCTCGCAGACTGCCCGAGGCGCACGTCGCCAGCCTGGAGCGAGCGCTGCGACGTCTACTTTCCGGGGTTAGCCAAGCTGATGAGCAGCCCGACGCTCACTGAGGCCGCGTGAACTTCCGCAGCGGCCAGAACGTGATCTCCGGCTTGTGGCTGCCAACTTCCCACGGCCAGGACGCCACGCGGACGATCTCGATGTTCAGTCCGGCGCGCTCGGCGCGCGCAACGAGCGCCTTAGCGTCGTCCTTCAGCTGACGCAGTTCGGCTTCGAATTCGTCGGTTACGTCGTTCGGATTGGTGATAGGGGCCTCGGCAAGGCGCTTGGTCTTCGCGCGGGCCTTCCAGCCATTCCACATGTGGACGTAGTTATGGGCGTCCCATGCGCTGTAGCCGGTGGCAACGTAACCGTCTCCGCACCGCTCGCATTGTTTGGGCATCGGGAAAAGCGCTTCGAATTCACGCTGCTCGTTTGTGATCGTGTCCATTGTCATGCCTCCTTGCGCGCGAATTTGCTGCAGACTGAGGACTTGCCGACCTTGAAACCGCCAAGTGTGCAGCGCAGCGTGTGCTCGCGAACGTACTCAGTCTTCGACCAGGAAGGCGTCCAGCGCTCAACCTCGCTGCTGAAGTGCTGGCAGTCCCCGCACCGCGGGTGTACGGGTTTCTCCTGAAACCCCTGTGAATCCTTGGCGTGTTGTACTTTGCTCATTTTGTTTGTTAACAATTATTATGTAAATTCAGTTCAATTAAATTGAACTCAGATCAGTTCGTTGCCGGCCGGGAACTCCACGCCGGTGAAGGCCGGGTCGCTCCACGAGCGCTGCGGCAGCCGCACTTTGATGCTGTACGGCGGATCGAACCAGAGGTTGCCCGCCTCGTCGAGGTACGTGATTTTCACGCCGGCCTCGATCAGCATCTCGCGCGACGCGGTGAAACTCTCCGTCCAGTTCGTCGCGGCCGGGTCCGCTTTGCGCGTGTACAGTTGGACAATGCCGGCCTGAATGATCGCGCGGGCGCAATCGCAGCACGGGAACATCGTCACGAACATCGTGCAGCCGTCCGTGGGATACCCGGCGCGCGCGGCGGCGAAGATCGCGTTGCGCTCGGCGTGCTCGAAGTATCGGTACTTCGGGCCGCTGCGGTCGTGCCGGTGCGGCAGGTTGTCGTTCAGCCCACGCGGGATGCCGTTGTAGCCGCCTGGGCCGAATCCCCGCTTCTCGTCAAGGATCAGCGCGCCGACCTTCGTCGACTTGTCCTTGCTGTGCGCCGCAATGGACATCGCGTTGTCCATGAACAGCTTCGCTTTATCGGGTCGCATCTACCAACTCCTTCAGTCTATCGGTGCGCTTCTGCACCTCGTCCAAAAATTCCCTTACCCCTTCCTTCGACGCCGAGCGCAGCTTCAGGAACGGGAGCTCGCGCGACACCTTGAAGATCGCCGTCTGCAAGGCAAGTTGCTCGTTCGCCGTCGTCACCCACTCGCAGTGCCTCTTGATGCCTGTGCCGGGGTGTGGCGAGCGCTCGCTGCCGTCCTCGTTGAAGCGGAAACCCTTCGCATCGAAGACGCCGGTGGCCGTCACCCGCGTGACGACGACCTTCGTGTAGAACGTGCTCGAGCCTGCTTGCTCGACGAGCATCACCTCGTCGCCCACGTTCGGTTGAAGTTTGTCGAGTTGAGCCTGTTTCATTTCAGTCCACTCCGATTCAGTTCAGTTGATGTGAGCAGAACCGGATCAAGTCCGGTCCAACTCGTCTCAGTTCATCTGCGCACGCCGACGCTTTGCATAGGCGGCTCGCAGCTTAGAGCGGGCCATGAGTACCGCCTTCTGGCTGCTTCCGCTCGCGCGAATGCGCTTGAGTTCCATATACGCTTCCTTCACTGCCTGCTCAATCTCGTCGCGTGTCATTGCGGCGCTCCCGAGATCAGATCAGCACGAGGTTCGCAGCAGCCGCCTCGTCCATGCTCTTGTGCGTCACGAGCAGAATCTGCGGGAAGCCGGCGCTCACGAGGAAGCCGGTCATCGCCGCCGTGCGATCGTCATCGCAGCCGCTGGACGGCTCGTCGAGGATCATGAACGGCGCGTTGGGCAGGAACGTGCGGGTGAGCGCAAGCCGGATCGCGAGGCCGAGGATGTCCAGTGTCGAGCCGGAGAGCGACTCGACCGCGTGGCCGTCGACCTTGAAGCCGTCCGCGTCCTTCGTCACGCTCGACTGCGCGCCGCGCATCGTCGAGAAGTAGAGCGACACGGCGGTCAACACGATGCCCCACAACTTGTCGGCGATGATCGGGCGGGCCTGACGCACGCGCTTGAGCAGCGCGTTGTTGAAGGCGAGTTGGGCAAGCTGCTCCTTGGCCTCCTTCAGGTCGGTGTCCAGGCGGGCGCGCGTGGCCTTCGCTGTCTCGTACGAGAGGCGCTTGACGTCGATGTCGCCCTTTGCCGCGAAGAACGCCTGCTGCGCGCGCTGGTGCGCGCCGCGCGCATCGTTCACCGCATCGAGCGCCGTCTGCAGCGCGCGCTGCGCGTCCTCAAGTCCGGCAGCCTGCGCGTTCGCGGTGAGCATCGCGGCGCTGACGCTATCGAGCTCGGCGGTCGCCGCCGCGATGCTGCGCTCGAGCTCCTGCACGCGGCCGGCGGACGCCGCCGCCATGCGCGTCGCCGTCTCCAGCTTCGTCAGCTTCGCGCGGAGCTCGGCCGCGTCGACGACGGTCGGAATCTGCTCTGCCTTCCACGACAGCTTCGCCGGCACGAACTGGTGGTCGGCAGCGACCAGTTCCTCGTTCGAGTCGGCGAAGTTCGTGTAGACGGTGCCCGCCTCCTGCACATCGAGCAGGTCCTTCAGGTCTTGGCGCAGGTCGGCGATCTTCGCTCCGTTCGCTGCGATGACGGCGCGCGCGTCGGCGATGATCTTTTCCTGCTTGGCGTTCTTCTCGACGACTTCCGGCACGGCCGACAAGTCCTTGCCGCACAGCCCGCACGCCGTTTCCTTGATGAGCGTCGCCTGCGCGACTCGGATGTTCGAATGCGCCTCGTTGCTCTGTCCGTCGAGCGCGGTGATCTCGTTGCGGGTCTTCGTGATCTCCGCAGCGAGCGCCTCGCGCCCCTCGTCCCAATACGCTTCCGGGTAGCTCTCGGAGAGCGCGACGAAGCGATTCCACACCTTCAGCTTGCGCTCGACATCGGCCGCGAACGCGATCTGCTCGCGCACGCCGTCGATCTCTTCCTGCAGCGGCGCGGTGCCAGCGACGGCGCGCGCGGCAGCTGCCGCTTCGCGATCGTCCTCGATCTTCTTCATCAGCTTGTTCTGCTGCTGGCTCAGGCGCGTCGCAGTGTCGGCCGCCGTCTTCACCATCGTGAATCCGGCGCGCGCGATCTCGAGCGCTTCCTCGTGCTTTGCGATCGCGTCGCCAGCGGCGGTCGCCGCGTCGGTCAACGTCTGGAGGTGGGCAAGGTCCGCCTTCAAATCCGGCGCGACGACCGGGCCGAGCGCCTCGATCTGCTCGGTCGCGCGCGCCACGTTCGACTCGGCGGTCGCCGTGTTGCCGGTGACGAGGTTCGACTGGATCAGCGTGAGCACGTTGTCGATCTGCTCGAAGTCAGCCAGCTTTTCGATCAGCGCCATCGTCGCCGGTGCGCCCTCCTCGAGCGCGCCGCGGATTTCGTTCTGGCTTGCGAACAGCAGGCGCGAGACATTCTTGCTCGTGACGCCGATAAGGCGCTCGATGAACGCCGTGCACTCGCTCTGGCCGGTGACGTTCTGCTCGGCGCCAGCGGCGTCCACGTAGTTGATCTCAGCGCCCGACTTCGAACGCTTCGCGTAGTACTCGACGCCCGCGACTTCAAAGCGCCCTTCGACCTTCAGCGTGCCGACCTTCTGGCCCCACGTGACGACCTCCTCGAGCGAGTTGCGGCATGCCTTCACGCCGAAGAAGAGGTACGCCCACGCCTCGAGGCTCGTCGTCTTGCCGCCTTCATTCGGCGCGCGGATCGCGTTCAGCCCCGGCGTGTACGTGATCGTGTTGTTCGTCAGCTTGCGGAAGTTCGTCGTGTTCAGTTCTTTTAGCATTTCGTTCCTCTGTCATTTTTCGCAGCAGCGCGAAGTACTTGTCGCACCATTCGTGAGCCCGCTCTTCCCATATCTGGCGCAGCCCGCGCTCGCCGCTGATTCTTGTCTCGAAGGTCCATTCGGACCGGAGGATGCCGACAAGCATTCCGGCCTCGAAGCTGTCCTGCAGGTTCGGCTCATACCCGTGCCGCGTGATGAACGCCGTTCGGAAGTCGGCGGCGTTCTCCGGGATCGGATCGAATGTTTCTGGCATCGGCATCAGGCCGGCACCTCGTCACGGACCTGCGACTTTTCGAGCAGCGCCTTCACGACCTGCACCTGCTCCACGCTCAGCTGTTCGAACAGGTACTCGAGGACATTGAACTCGCGGATCGCATCGACGCTGAGCACGGCGTCTTCCATTGCCTGCTGGCCGGCGACCTTCGTCGCGTTCGTGATGACGAACGCCGGATGATCGCGGCGCAGCTTGGCGATAGCGTTGAGCGCCTCGCCTGCCTCTTCCGGATGCGTTTCGCCGGACACACGGATGAAGTCGACGCCGGTCAGGTCCGTGATGCCGAGCTCGCGCCAGTCGACGTCGACGTAGCTGCCGAGCTCTTCCCACGTCTGCACGCGGATCGGCTCGCTCTCAGCTTCGTCGACGATCAGCGCGTACTTCACGCCCTTCGGGTTGTTCTGGCAGTCGGCCACGCTCGACGGCCACTGGTTGCCGGTGATGAAAATGCCCTGTTTCTTCAGCCAGCGCTGCTGGTGCTCGTGGCCGAAGATCAGCTTGTTGCCGTTCGCGCGGATCGCTTCGGCCTGCTCGGCCGACACGTTCAGCGAGTGGTCCGACTCGACCGCGAAGCCGTTGTCGTAGTTCGCGTGCACGAGGATCGTGTGGTTCGACAGTTGCGCGGCTTGGCGCAGCGTCACGTCGAATGCCTCCTGGTTGACCATGTGCGGGATCATCCACATGCCGGGGAAGATCAGCTTCGGCTCGGTCACGTACTGCACGCGGTCAGGGAACTGGCCCATCAGGACAGTCGCGAGGAACTCGAGGCTCGACACCTGCGACGAGTCCTTCGAGTGATCGTGGTTACCCTTGCCGAGCACGAGGGTCTGGTCGGGCGAATCCACAAGCCAATCGGCAAGCATCCGATAGACGTCGAGCACGTCGGACATCGCGACGTTGTATTGATCGAACAGGTCGCCGTTGAAGATGAGATCGAGGCCGGTGTGGTCGGCGAGGAAATCGGTGCAGCGAGAGACAAGGTTCTTTTTCAGCGTGTGCGCGGTGACCGGCGTCGTGCCGGCCATGCGTCGAACTCCAAAGTGCGTGTCGTTCAGAATCAAACGGGTCATGAGAACTCCCTAAGTTAAGCGAAGGTGGCGAGCAGCTTCATGCCCGGCACCTCCGAGAGCGCTTCCTTGCAGGTCTTGTGCGTCGGAAGGTCGCTCAGATCAATGGACGGCTTCTGCTTTTCCGTCACCAACACATCAAGTGGCACGCGGCGCCAGAGGCCCGACGTCGTGTGCTTGACCAGAAAAATGACTTCGCCGCCGGCGAGCGCACGGCGGCGAATGCGATTGATCTGTTTGCGGCGCTCTTCAGTTAGCGGAAGCCGGTAGTCATGCTTGACTTCCTTCACCTCGCACACGCCATGCGCGCCGGGGCGGAAGTACTGGAAGTCCGCAGTCGTGGCCTTCATGCGCCCGCCTGCCGCGCGCGCGTCGGCGATGCGCTCGAAGTCGAACTCCGCGACCTTGGCTGAGATCGCACTGAAGACTGCCTTTACGTCGGCCTCTGCGTCCTTACCCCGTGACGCGATGCTCTTTTTGATGTTGTCGGTGATGAACGTCATGATTGACATTTTTGTAGTTTTGGGACATGTAGGACTCGAAAAAAGACCGGAGGGCTTGGAGGCCCTTCCGGTCTTTCTTGAGTGTCAGCACTGTAGCACTGTGCGGACTTTCTTACTAGTCAGAGCTCACCGAGGCGCTGCTCGAGTCGTAACTACTACCGCTATCGCTGCTGCTCGAGCAACTGTAGTCATGGCTGCTGTGCGACGGCGAATGGTCGTGGCTACTGTGAGTCGTGCTGCTCGACGTGTCGTGGCTGCTGTGCGACGAACAGTGGCTCGAGCGGTGCGACGGCTCGGACACTGCGCTGCTCGCGCTCAGCTGGTTCATCGGGCTGAGCGGGCTCAACGGGCTCATCGGGTTCAGCGGATTGGACAAGTCGTCCGAACTGGATTCAGTCCGGCGCGGCGTGCTGCTCGAAGTTGCGCCCGACCGAGGAGCCGCTGCGCGGCCGTACGGTGCGGCGAAGGCGCTCGGCCTCGAGTTGCTGCGCGCCGGCGCAACGCGCGGCATAGGTGGTGGAGCCATCTTCGTACGCGGAAGAGGTTGATAACCGACAACAATGGGGTCGCTCTTTTTGCCACGGAACAGTTTCTTCAGGAAGTTAATCACGCTGCCATCTCCTCTTGTTTTTCGAATTGTTTGAATCCCAACTTCGCCAGCGTAGCGTAGATGCGCGCTTCGTCGACGTGATCCCCAACCTCATGCTGCTCGCCGAAGTTCGGCCCGAAGCTGATCTCCGACACAATGGGCAGCGTTGCCGACATGCCCGCGTAATCGGCGGTCATCGCGGCGTGGATCAGGCGAAGCGCCGGCACCAGATGGTCGACGTTGATCGAGAACACCATTTCGTCGTGGATCGGTGCGATGAAGCGGCAGTCGTAATCGAACAGTACGCCGCTATCCCACACGCGGCCCATAGACAGCTTCGTCTGCTCGGCGGCGGAGCCCTGAATGTGCACGTTGACCGCCTGGCGCTCGGCCTTGCGCGCCGTCCACTTGTCCGAGCGGAACATCGCTTCCTCGAGGTGGCGCACCGCGCCGAGCATCGTGTACGACCGCCCGGTGTTGCGCGCTTCCTTGATGAGCCCCTTCTTCCAGTCGTACGAAACAGGGAACATCGCCTCCTTCGCGTCTATGTACGTCTGCGCTTCCTCTTCCGAGACAAGTAGCTTCTCCGCGACCGTACCGGCCATTGCGCCGTACTCGGTCGAGAAGTTCACCGGCTTGGCCTTCGCGCGCAGGTCCTTCGCGTCGTAGTGGTTCGGGTGAGCTTCGTCCTTCACAGCTGCTACGAAGTCCTCATACGACCAGTCGGGGAATCCCCGCTTGTTCGCCATACCTGTTCCGGTCATCGAGTGGATGTCACGCTTGTTCTCGCCGACATAGCACGAGATCATGTTCGCGTCGCCGGAGCCCTTCGCGATGATGCGCAGTTCCTGAGCCGAGAAGTCCAGCGAGACGACGACGGCGTTCGCATGGTGCGGCATCATCACCTCGCGGAAGCGAGGCTTCTCCATCGTCTCGTACTTCTTGTGCTTCGGCATCTGCTGCACGTTCGGGTCATAGCCAACGTGCCGGCGCGTGTTCGTCGCCGACTGCTGGATACCCGGATGCACTCGGTTGTCCTTCCAGTGCCGCACATACTTGTACGGCTTGTAGAACATCTTGCGCTTCGTCTCGATCGTCTTCATCGACTGGATCGCCTTCAGCGCTGCAGTCGCGTCTTCCGACAGCGACTCCGCGTCCATCTTCAGCGCGTAGAGCATCGTCAGGTCGTCCGTGCGGGGCGAGCCCTCACGGATACCCTTCGCTCGCATCGCTTCGGTCGGCGGGTTGCGCAGGCGCACCGGCAGGCCGACCGTCGTGTACAGCAGGTCGCCGATCTGCTTCGGGCTGCCGAGGTTGATCTCGGGCTCGCCGGAGAAGCGCGAGGCGACGAGATCATTCAACCCCGAAGGGTCGCCCTTGATGCACTGGTCGACGAGGCGGGCGAGGAGCTCCTCGCCGTTGTGCTCAATCAGCGTGACAAGTTTGCTCGGCGTGCGCACCTGAGTTTCCAGCGGGCGGCCGGTGACCAGCAGGTGCGCCGTCTTGATTTCGGCAGGGCTGATCTCCGGCGTGAATTTTGGGCACACGGTGCCCTCCCAACCCTTCGCGATCAGGAAAGAGCGCAGGTCTTCCCAAGACTTGTCGTAGATCGCATCGTCAGCGCGCTCGAGCTCGAGCAGCTTCTCCATCGACAGGTTGAAGCCGTCGAGGAAACCCTTCGCGCTCAGATACTGCGACTTCACCTCGACGTCGTAATAGACGTCGATCGTGTGCTCGAGGCACATGATGAAGTTGAAGTAATTGTTGAGCGCCGCCGTGCAGATCGTGTCGTCGGTGCCGTAGCCGAACGTCTCGGCCGCGGTCATCTCGTGCATCTTCCGGCCCTGCGTCACTTCCGCGTAGGTCGTCTGCTGATACCCGAGGATGTCGAGCGACAGACCCTTGAGGTTGTGCTTGCGGTTCTCGTCGACATACGACGCCTTGATGCGCGTGTCCTCGACGCGCGGCAGGAAGCCACGCCAACCCTTGCCTGCGGCCAGCCACTCCTTGCCCCACGCATTGAACAGCACCGGCAGTTCGAACTGTGCGTTGTGCACGGTGATGTTCTTGTCGTCGGGGATCGCTTCGACAAGTTGACGCACCTGCTCGAGCGAAAGGTTCTTCGTCGACGGCGTTTCAAGGTGGTTGTGCGTCAGGTAGAACGAGTACTGCATGTTGCTGCCGAACGTCACGCCCAAACCGCAGAGCTCGGAGCCGAACACGTCGACGCCTTTGTCGTCGCTGTCCTTATCCTTGGCGCGCGACTTCGCTTCGAGCCACTCATCCGACTCATCGTCGGTCGAGGTTTCGATGTCCAGTGCGACCGCCGGCGAGGCGGCGACGACCGACTTGAACCAGCGCAGCGCCGCGTCATAGTTGCCGGCGTGCACGAGGCGAGACTGACCGTAGAACGATTTCAGCCGGTCGTCGTGGCGCTTCGGATCGAACGTCTGCACCATGCCGGCCTTCACCTGCCACGGCACGCGCGGGCGGTTCACGCGCTCGGGGTAGAGGCGCGCGACGTCGTAGCTGACGTAGACCGAATCCTTCGAGTCGATGATTTTCTGCAGGACCTTGAGCTCGGCGACGTCCTCAGCCAGGCGCTCCAGCTGCCGGTCGACGATCAGATGCTCGAGCGCGCGCAGGCCCTCTTCCTCGAACGTCACGAAGAGCTCGATGAACGCCTTCGGGCCGAAGCCCTTCGCGCCCTTGATGTTGTCGCCGTTGTCGCCCACGAGCGCCTTGTACAGGGTCGTGAACTCGAACGGGCAGACACCATACTTCGGCTCGTTGATGTTGAAGCCGTTCATGACGTCGGTCGTCGCGTCGATCAGGCGCAGCATGTCGCCGTCCGTCGAGACGATCGTCTTGTGGCCTTGCAGGTTGCGGGCAAGGTAGGCGATCACGTCGTCCGCTTCCATGCCCTTCTGCTTGACCTGAATCATGCCGAGCTCGTAGAACACCTCGCGGAGCTTGTCCATGCAGATGTTGAACTGCTCGTAGGCTTCCTGCGGACGGTTGTCGTCGCGGCCGGCCTTGTACTCGGGGTACAGTTCCTCGCGGAATTTCTTGCCGCCCTCGCCGTCTTCGACCGCGATCAGGTTCATCGGCGTGACGCCGAGTTGATCCATCACGCTGACGAGATAGTCGATCGCGTTGTCGAATCCGTGCTGCCACGAATTGACCAGCACCGTCTTGCCTTCGGCCGCCTTCTCCGGGTTCGGATGCGAGACGATCTGACCGTTCTCTTCATCCTTGCCGACCAGCAGGCCGGTCCAGACGATGTTGCGTACGTCCAACAGGACCCAATGGAAATTCTGTTTCACACTTCCTCCGTAAGTTAGCGGGCAAGCAGTTTGCCGCGGCGCTCATGCACGCCTTGGCACGAGATGCAGCGGGCGAAGCGCATTTTCACGCGCCCCGATTCAATGTCCTCGTCGCAGTCCACGCAGATGTTCCACGCGGCGCTGGCGACGTCCACCGTAATGTCGGCTTCCGGGTTAACGGCAAGTTCCCGGCGCCATGCAGGGTGAAGTGAGCGCGCCGCTTCCTGGCGCTGACGGTGCAGGTCCGACTGCAGGATGCGCTCAGCGTTGTCGGCCGCGATGTCCAGCGGGTCGGCGTTACGTTCGAATTCAGACATAGGCCACCTCCGCGCTGCGGTGCAGGGTTTCCGCGACGAGCATGTCGACGCGCGAGTACAGCAGTTCGAGGGAACCGTTGTTCTGGATGATGACGTCCTCAGCTTCGATTTCGAGGCCGCGCTCGGACGCGTGGAATGCCTGCCGGCCGAGGCCGTTGTCCATTGGCCGGAGCAGGTGGACGATGACGCCGCCACGCTTGCGGATCATCTCCGCCTCGTTCGCGAAGCGCACGTCCGTCACGACGATGTGGTTGCCCTCGTCCGCGATGCGGTCGGCGTCGATCGCCCACCGGCGCAGCCACATGTCTTCACCGAACACCTCGCGGCCCGACTCCGTGCCTAGCAGCTGGAACAGCTGGCGCGGCGAGTACCCCCAATGGGGGATCATCACTTCCTTGAGCTCGTCGCTGTACGTCTGCTCGTGCGTCAGGCCGAACATCTCGCGCGCGGCGCGCTTGAGCGGATCAGCGAATGCCGTGCGCACGAAGCCATAGTTGCGCACCAGATGCGCGGCTGCCGTGTCCTTGCCGGCGCGCGCCTTGCCGTGAATTCCAATCAGAAGGCTCATGTTTTTCTCCTTATACCTTGCTGTGTGTGAACGTGATCTCGCGCAGCCCTTCGACGAGCTCGATCTTCGCGTCGGCGAACACCGCCGGGTAGCGACGCTCGATCAGGTCGTACACCTTGCCGAAGACAAGTCGAATCTCCTCCTCCGCGTGGCGGCTCGTGCGGTTCTCGATCACGTGCCGCAGCGCGCGCAGGTTGAACGTCGCCATGATGTGATTCGACTGGCCGTTGCCGACGATGCGGCGGAACGCGGAGGTCAGCACCTTCTTCAGCGCGAACTGATCGCGCCCGGTCATCTCGTTGATGCCGTAGATGTCCTCGAGCTTGCGCACCTGCTGCTCCATGATCGAGAACGTGTCAGCGAACACTTGCACGCCTTCGGGCTTCGACTTCAGCACGCTCGGCAGGAACGCGCTGATGCGATCGCTGCGCACGTAGCGGCCGGAGACTTGGCTGTACGCTGCGCCGGGGCGGTGACGGATGAGTTCGTGCGTGAGCACGCGGCTCACGTTGTAGAGCACGAACGTCACGTTGGCGTGCTCGAGCACGGAACCGTGCTTCGTCGAGATCAGGCCGTCCTGAATGTAGTCGTGGTTGTTGCGCGCGCCGACGCGCGTCAGATTCTTGTTGAGCTCGGTCGAGAACGACTGGTAGCAGAGCTTGCCCGCCACTTCCGTCAAGTACTCGGCGTCGCTCGCCGCATCGGTATCCCACTCGGGCACGCCCTGCTCGAGGAAGAACTCGTCCATGCCGTCCGGCACGACGCGCGTCTCCGCGATCAGGAACACCTTCGGCTCAATGAACCGATCGTGCACGGGCTTGCTCTCGCGCTTGTCCGGCGCGAAGAACGAAAGGATTCGTCCCTTGATGTTGTTCGTCATGTTCAATCGTTGGCCTTTCTACTTTCCAGCATCTGTTGTTGTAGCAGCATCATGTTGAAGAGCATCTTCACGAATGCTGCGTCGTCGGCTGTCGTCTTCCCGCTGGCTATTCTGTTCATCACTCCGCGATGTTCCTTACGGAGCGCCTCGATAGCCAGGCGGCGCTTGAGCTCGTCTTGATCGTCTTGCGTCACTTTCTTTCGCTCGCAATCGCGCGGAGCGCGTCACGGAACTTTTGCTGCATGCGATCAGAGATCGGCTGCTGCATGGGTTTGTACGGGGTCGAGAACCGTTGCCGGAACTCGGGCATCTGCATGAAACGGGGGACCAGCAGGTGATACAGGTACTGCACAGGGTCTTCGTGCTGCATGAACTCGGACGCCTTGGCAAGTGCTTCCAGCAGCGGCCCGCGTGGATCGCCGTCGTTCATGAAGAAGCGCGGGATCATGTTCTGGCGATCACGCCAGCGCATCAGCGTCAGCGCCTCGATCACCGCGTCGGGCTCCCTGAACACCGAGCGCCGCGTCGTCACGAACTGCTTCAGCGCGTCGTACGCCGTGCCATCGCGCGACTTCGACAGCCGGCCGCGCCGCACGTATGTCACGTCAGGAACCGCGGACAGGCTCGCCAGCGGCCTGCGCGCGTCGGTGCTGAGGTTTGACACGTACTGCCCGTGCGACAGCCCAAAGCGCATGCCAAGGTCTGCCGCGTGCACAACGAAAGACGCCTCGCTGATGTGCTCGACGCGCGCCGCGAAGTTCTGCGCGATCAGCCCTGCGATCACCAGCAGGTGCTGGTACAGCGCGATGCGGCTGAGCGCGCTGCGCCGGTGATTCCACGGGAAGAGCCAGCGCCGGTCGTACTGCGTGAGTCCAAGCTGGTTCGAAACCCACAGACTCGGGTCCGTGCCGTGCAGCTTGTCGCTATCGATGTAGCCTGCGACGAACGACTCGTAGACGTCCGCCACCGTGTCGATGCCAGTGTCCAGTTGGACACGGGCATAGTCTTGAATCGCAACGCCCTGCACCGTGCGGCGCGACCAGAAAGAAGGGCGTTCCCATTCGACGCCCCTCACCCTCTCGTTCCGCAACGTTCCCCAATCCCCGCCGGCTGCGTCGACCGCGTGCAGCACCGCTTGAAAGAGGGGCTTCATGCGCTTACTCCGCAGCCGCCGCCATCAGCGCGCGCTCTGCGTCGACGTCGCGATTGAGCGCAGCGTTCGGGTCGAAAGTGCCCTTGCTGTAGCGGCCGGTCTTCTTGTCGTTCAGCTTCTTGATGTTGACGAAGTTGCACTGCTCGCGGCTGTAGCCAAGTTCGTCAAGGCCGATCTCGTCGTACCACGCGCCGTCGCCGATCTCCTCGAGGAGGTTCAGCTTGTCCAGCGAGCCGCCGATCAGCATCGGAATGAGCGCTTCGAGGAACTCGCCGGACTCCGTGAAGCGGCCAATGCCTGCGTGCAACAGCCGCAGGTTGACGTTCTCCGGCGTAAGGTGCGCTGCATCTTCCGGCAGGAAGTGGGTCGGCAGATCGGCCGCATCATTGGCGCCACGGTAGGTGCCCAACGCAATAGGAGAGATCAGCGCATGCGCCGCATCGCGCGCGCTCTTCAGCGCGGCGAGCATCTTTTCCGTGTCGATGTCGCGACCGTAGTAAATCGCGCGCTTGACCTGATCCATGACATCGGCCACATCAGCGGCGAGGTGCAGCGCCGTCAGTAGCACTGCGGGGCCGAAGTTGAGCTCGGCCGGCTTGCTCTCAGTCTTCAAAACTTCGTCGCGGTAGTCCGCGTGGTTCAGTGTGTTTTCCATTGTCAGTGTCCAGTGTCAGGCAAGTTGTGCGCGGAGGGACGCCTCGAGGTCGGGGTCCAGTTCCGTCATGTTGTTCAGCGCCCACGAGATGTAGCTACGCGGGAGCTCGGCCATTGGCGTGCCTCGATGCTTGCCGAAGGGCATCGTGGCGACGTTTAACGGCTGCGGGGAAATCTCGATCAGTTCGTGCAGCGTGTGGCCCGTTGCATTCATGATCCAGCGCAGCACGTTCAGCGTCGTGATGACGTCGCCGAGCGCCGCGTGCGCGGGGCCACGCTCAACGTCGCAAACGTAGCTGATCGTCTGCAACTTGTAGTCGTCGCTCTCGATGAACTTCTTCGCTAGGCGCATGACGCAGCACACCGGGTCCACGAAGTTCATCGTGCCGTCCATCATGCGGCGGTCGAACTGCGCGTTGTAGGCGATCATCACGATCGGGTCCTGGCGCGGGTGGAACGGGTCGTACAGCACATCACTGAGGAACTCCTCCATCGTCGGCGCATCCATCACGTCCTTGTCCGTGATGCCGTGCACGCCGGACGCACCGGGCGGAATCTTCTTCTGCGGATCGATCAGCGATTCGACGCGGCGCAGTTCATTCAACTGCTCGTCGACTTCGATCCACGCTACTTGGCAGGGACGGTCATCCTTGCCGACGCCGGTTGTTTCGGTGTCCAGTACGAAAAACCTCATGCGTATCTCCGTGCCGCTTGTGTGAGGGCTTGGTCGAACGGCACGTCCATGCGTGCCTTCAGGAATTTGTACAGCGTGCGCTTGCAGCGCCCCGTGCGGATTTGGCCGGTCGCCGGGTTCTGGACAAGTTGCACTTCAGGGAGTGCGCTCGCCTTCAGGACCTTGCGCAGCTTCTTCGCTTTCTTCGAGTTCATGATGGTCTTCCTCTACTTATGCAGAAGGGGACCTTTCGGTCCCCTTCATCTGGCGGCAGCTGTCGCTTATTCGGCTGCTTTGAACTTCACGAGCGTGAAGGTGTTGTTGCCCATCTTCTTGCTCTCAGCGTTGAGCTTGAGGTTCTCGGAGCCGTGGGATTCGGCGTCGATCCGACCCATACGGATTTGCACCGAGCGCTGCAGGCGGTAACCCTCGAACTGCTTCCGCGATTGCGGCGACAGCGAGATCATCACCAGCTGCCCTTCGTACTCGCTGTCCTTCGCCGAGCCGTTGAGGATGCCGACGAGCTCGACGTAGTGCTTGCACGCTGCGTCTTCGTAGCCCTCGTCATCCTTCAGCTTGCGAACGTAGTCGGTGACCAGTTCGCCGGTTTCGTCGATGACTTTGCCGTCAGTCGAGTACGCCACGAATTCCTTCGCAGCATCCGAATCATCACCGGGGCTGACGATGAACTGATTGTTGAAGGACACGAGGGTGAAGTTCAACTCGTCGCCGAGCGACTTGCCGTCTGCGTCTTGGAACGACCCTTGGGTCGCGACCAGACGCGGGATCACACCGAAGTCCAGCTTGGGGATCGCGTTCTCGAGATCGACGAGCACGGTTTCCAGCTTTTGAGCCTTCGCGAGTGCACGGCCGGCGGCAGGAACAACAGCCGTGGTCTTCGCTTCCGTGGCAGCTTTAGCGGCCGGTGCAGCTTCTGCTTCCGGCTTTGCGGTCGACTCGCCGGCTTCCGGCGCGTGGACCTGCTCGACGACTGCCGTGTCGCCGTCGATGTCTTCGAATGCGGGCTTTGCTGCGGCTTCGGTGGTTGCGTTCTTACGGAGTGCCATTTTCTTTTTCCTTTACGGTTGGTCAGTATCGTTGGCGTTACTACTTCTTCTTGTGTTGTTTCCAGCGGAGGGCAGTATGTCCCGAATGGCCGGAAATGTCAACGTTTATCCACAAAAAACGGCAGGGGTTACCTGCCGTTGTCTGCGGGGTACAGCACAAATTACTGCTACTCGACGGCGGCGAACTCCTCGACGCCCTCTTCGGTCAACTCGCTTCCGGAGAAGCGGAAGACCTTCGTGAGCCCGCTATCTTTCAGCGGACTCGTGACGCACACGCGATCCTTGACAGGACCGTAGTGCGACAGGCCGATGATGAACGACTGCTCGTCGTCATACAGCGGCTGCTGTCCCTTGCGGCGTGCCCATGCCACATACTTGAAGAAGCACTCGCGCATCTTGAGCTCGAGATCGCCGTTCGGATGCAAGACGAACTCGCGCCCGAAGCGCAGGCCGTACTCGCTGTCCGGCTCCTCCGTACGTGACATCAGCGACAGAATGTTCAGCACCTTCGCTGCTTCTGCCATCACGTGCGACTGAGAGAAGTCCCGGTTCTCTTCGATCACCGCGTTGCGAATCTGCGCGAGGCGCTCGTCGAACTCGGTGCCGACTGCTTGCCGGAGAACATCGGCAAGGAAGTCGAGGCCGGTTAGCACGACGCTCATGCTGTACTGCGGTCGGTTGCTCGCCTTCGGAAACGCTTGCCGCGCTTCGGCAAGTCGCTCCTTCGCGAACTCCTTGAAGCCGTCGAGCGATACCGCCATCGCGCTGTGCGCGATCAGCTTGCCCAACACACCGATGTCCGTGTCGTATTCGGCCAGAAAATCGGCGTACTCGCGGCGGCCATTCAGATTCGACTTCTGCAGCGGCACGGCGATCGTGCGCTCCGACACCGCCGTGTGCGTTTCCTTCGCCTCGCCGATGTAGATGATCGGCGCGCTCAGCGAGAACGTCCGGATGTCGCGGAAGCTGCCGCCGATCTCCGTGTTCATGCCGCCCTTCGAGTACGTGCCCATGTTCCAGGCGTTCTTGAACAGGTCGAGCAGGAACGGGTGACGCTTCGGCGGCATCGAGCGCGGCTGATACTCCTCCATGATGAGCGGCATGCTCGCCGACGCAGACGTTGCCGTCGTGATCGCGAACTGCGTCGTCGCGACGCTCGACACCTGCAAGATCAACGGCGCCGAGCGGTAATAGAACAGGTGCGCGACGAGCTCCGTGATCGTGGACTTGCCCGAGCCCGCCTGCCCGAACGGATGCAGCAGCGGAAACTGGCCGAACACGCGCTGGAACATCTGACGCAGGAACGCTGACACAGCCCAACCGAGCATGCAGCCGACCGTGTAGTCGGTGTTCATGTTCAGCAAGCAGTGCACGACCTTGCGCATGTGCTCCGTGTTCTCGAACGCCGGGGCAAGCATCAGGTCCGACTTGTACGTGCCTTCCGGCGACGGCGAGCCGCGATGCCGATAGTCCACCTGCGGGTCGTACGAAAACACCCCATCACTCCCGACCCAAATCGCGTCGAGAATGTCTTCCGTCGTGTCCGGACGCTGCACGAAGTCCAGCCCTTCGCGGCTCACGAGATAGGTAACCTTTTTATTTTTCACTGCGTTATCCCGGAGTAGCGCGGCAACCGACGTTACCTGCGCGTCGTTCGTCTGCGTCACGCCCATGTTCTTCATGCAGAACGGCTGATACTTGGCGCGGCTCGTGAGGTCCTGCATGTCCAGAAACTGCCGGCCGCGCGACGAACCGAGCGCCAGCACTTCAGCTTCGTAGCCGACGACGTTCTTCGAGGCGGCCGACTGCAGCACGACGACATCACGAAAGCCCACGTCCGACAGGCGCAGCACACCGTGCTCCGTGCTGCGGCGGAACACGCCGCGATCGGTCATGAAGACGCCGCCGAGCATGCCCTGATCGTCTTCCGGATCGCCCTCTTCGATCACCTCGCCGGTCGACTCATTACCGCCGTCGAGGTCGAGCGTGTTCACTTCCTTGGTGAGCAGGACCTTGATCGCGCCTTTGTTGTACGAGTAGCACGGGTTGCCTTCCACGTACTGAAACATGCGCACGAGCTCGTTGCGGCGCTTGGCCGGCGAGTTGTAGCGGAACGAATCGGACTCGTGTTTCTTGATGAGCCCCTCGCACATGGCAAGCATCTCGTCGGCCGTCTTGCCGAGCGACGTGCACACGATCGCAATCTGCATCGCGATCGAGTGGAAGCCCGCGCCGTCTTTGACGTGATCGCCGTTCATCAGCGTCTGGATCGACGCCGGCACCTCGCCGTTGAAGCGCGCGAGGAGCTCGGCATCCTTGCTGCTCTTCGCCCGCTTCTTCAGCCCTTCGCGCACAGCCGTCTCAGCCTTGGCGAAGCGCACGCCCCACGCGTTGTTCATCTCCGGCGTGGCGCGCGGCGGGATCGTGCGCGGCGCGGCCACGAGCTCTGCGTAGAGCTCGGGCGTCATGTCGAACGCTTCCTCGACGGTGATCGGCACCTTGAACTTGCCGTTCTCCCGCTGCACGTTCATCACGCGCCACATGCGCCCGCGCCGCGCCGTGTACACGCGCAAGTCGATCGTGTCCACGTAGCAGCCGTAGACCATCTCCTTGTAGATGGCCGGCAGGTGCGTCATGCCCGTGGCCGGTATCTTCTTCTTCTCGAGGAAGACCTCCTGCGGCATCTCAAGGTGGAAGCCGCGCCCGCCGGACGCATACAGGTACAGCGAGTTGAGGTTGATGTCCTCTTTCTCGAGGTTGCGCAGGAACTTCTGGAACTGCTCGATGGCGGTGTCCAGTGACTCGGCGTCCCAATCAACGTAGAAGGGACCCTTGTACTTGATCGCGTCGAGCTCCTCGCGCGTCATGTCGTTCGAGACGAGGGGAACGAGCCCGAGCACGGTCGCGTAGCGCGGCTTCTTCGTCGCGATCAGGTCTTCCTTTTTCGCGAGCAGGGCCTCGTGCCACGCCTCTTCGCCGCCCTCGTTCTGATAGTAGAAGAACATGCGATTCCCCTATCAGAAGGTGAGGCCGGTGATATTCGGAAACTTCGTCTTGAAGTCGTTCGGCGTCTCGACGTACACGTTGCCCGCCGAGTGGAAATCCGACTTGTTCTTCGTCTTGACCAGCAGCGCGAAGGCAAGTGTGCCGATCCATGCGCTCTCGCCTGTCGTGCGCGCCTGAAACTGGATGCGCATGTGCAGCGGAAGCGAGACGAAGATCGGGTAATGGAACAGACGCTCCGGCTGATACGCGACGCGCATCGTGTCGCCGGTGCCTTGGTCGATCAGCACCGTGCTCGCGCCTTCGTTGTCGGCGTGGACTTCCTGCACGCGGATCGTGGTCAGGATGTCCGGCGCGGAGGACTTGCCGTTGCTGCGATAGACCACGAACACGCGGTCCTTAAAGATCGCCTCGACCCGCAGGTGGCCGAAGGACCCGAAGGACTTTCTTTCTCGTTCTGGCATCTGGCGGATCAAGTCGGCCTTGATCTCTTCTTCTGTGAGATACATTTGAAACTCCCGTTGTAAGTTACGATGCCTTGCTGGCGTCGGATTATACGCAGTGTCCAGTTGGACACTAAGCCGGTTGCAGTTCTGAGACAGAGCCGCCGAAGATCGCCGTGCGCAGATCGACCGCCTGCCGCTGCACCTTCCCGACCAGCCAGTCCTTATCCATCAGGCGATCCACCAGTTCCATCTGGATCGTGCGCATCGCCTGCGGCAGGAAAATTCGAACGTCCTTTCTAATCTGTCCGTCCCGGTCGACGCGGCCGACAGCCTGCGCGAAGTCCTTCGGCACGACCGGCATCTCAGGGAAGAACACGTTGCCGCAGCATTCCTGCAGGTTCAGGCCCGCGCCGGCGGACAGCGGCTGAGCGATCAGCACGCGGCACGTCGGGTCTGACATGAACCGGTCGACGTTCCGGTCCTGCTGCGCGCGCGGCACCTCGCCGTACGCGGCGACGGCGCCGAGCGGCGCCAGGTACTTCAGCAGGCCGCGGATCGTCATCTTGTAGTTCGCGTAGATGAGCAGCTTCTCGCCGCTCTCCGACGCAGTGTCCAGTTGCTCGAGCACCTGATCGAGCACGTCGAAGCCCGACGCGCGCGTCTCCGGCTTGCCGCTGAAGTGGTCCGGGTTCCAGATGATCTGCTGCGAAAGATGGTACATCTTCGACTCGCCGGTCGCGTCGATCTTCCCGCCGTCCTCCAGAATCAGAAGCTGCTCGTCGCACAGCTGCCGGTACAGCTTGATGTGCTCACCGGTGAGCTCATACGGGATCGGCAGATACTGCACTTCCGGCAAGTTTTGCAGCACCTCGCGCTTCAGAATCCGGACCGCATTGATCTTCATGTTGTCGGCCATGAGCTCGAGATTGCCCCACTTCGTGACCTTGCCGAAGAAGTCCGTCTCGGCTACGTGCACGCGCTCGAACTGCCGCAGGTTCCTGTACGTGCCGGGGGCGATGAACTTGCAGTAGCCGTAGGCGTCCCACGGCGTCGAGAGCGGAGTCCCGGTCAGCAGGGCAAGGTTGCCGCCGGCCGAGAACTCGTTCACGCGCTTGTGGTTCTGCGACTTCGAGTTCTTCACGCTGGTCGCTTCGTCGACGATCAGGCTGACGTTGCGGTGCTGAAACATGTGCGACAGGTATTCGAAGTCGATCTTGAAGATGTCCATCGACATCAGCACGAAGTCCGCGTCGAGCTCGATCAGCTTTCGCTGCTTCGGCGTGCCGCGGTACAGCACGCTCTTCACGCCGGGAATCTTGTCGAGCCACCGCTTCCAACCCATCATCAGGATCGGCGGCATCAGCACGATGTGCACGGCGCTCTCGGTCAGCGTCTTGTACAGCGCCCACACCGTCGACATCGCCGTCTTGCCGGTGCCGACCTCCGCGTAGAAGCCGACGCGCGGTCGAGGCGACAGGTCGTTTACGGCATCGACCTGATAGGGGTAAAGGGGGAAGGGCAGCTTGTAGCGGTACGTCACCAATTCATAGGGTGTCATCGGTCGGCCTTTATGTGGAAACAGCGCCCGAAGGCGCTGTCCGTTCTCTTATCCGATGCCCAAGGACTTCCAGTCCAACCCCTGCCGCGGCGCGTAGAGCCGGCTGCGGTCGGTGATCGTCTGAATCCACGCCGCGCCCATCTCCCGGACGACAGTCAGGTGCGAGTGCTTGTGCATCCCCACGAAGCTGACGAACTGCGGCGGCGTCAGGTCGACAAGCAGTCGCCGCAGCTTCTGCCCATTGACCCGCTGCTCGACGGTCTGCCTCGTCCAGTTCATGAGAGGCGAGAACGTCGGCACTTCGCCGCCGCGATCTTCCGGCCAGTCGAGCAGGGCCTCGAGCCCCGCGCAGCTAAGCCAGAAGAGGTTCCAGTACGGAACGTCGTCCCGGAACCATTCGTGCGCTCCGTACCCCCAACGTGCGCCGTCCCACATAACGCTGTAGGCGCTCGGCTCGCGCGGGGAATACATCGAAGGCTCGATTGTTGTCCCGTTTGGAAAAAATGTCAATTTACCTCCTCTAAGTTGAGTTCCAGTTGGCCGGCCTCGCGGGCGATCTCGCGCGCCCGCAGGTGATTGTCGAGTTTGAGCGCCTCGACGACGTGCACGCCGAACGACCCGGCGATGCGCTCGACCGGGATGTGCACTCCGTTGAGCTCCGGCGTCGGATAGACGTTGCACTCGTCCATCGCGGCGCGGTACGCCTCGAACAGTTGCGCGTCGGTTAGCTGCTCGTCGGCGCGCTCCTCGAGCGACTTGTCCTCGTCCTCGTCCGCCTCGTCGAAGTAGTCGTATCGGAGCGTCTTCATGAGATCGGAGCGCAGCCAACCGTCCCACGCCTCCTGCTCCCACTCCATCTCGACCTTGCTGAGCTCCTGATCGTCGAGCACCGGATAGTCTGCCATCGCTGCCATGATCTCGTCAGCACCTTCCGCGTCGGCGCGCAGCCACGCCTGCACCGAGCCGAACTGTCCCTCCGCAAGCAGCACATCAGGCAGCGGGTCGCCAGTCTCGAGGTGCGCCTGCACCTCGTCGACGCCGTAGTAGCGCAGGCGGTACTTGAACTCGCCGGCCAACTTCTCCGGCTCGATCTGGCTCATGCCGATCCCCATCCAGTCGAAGTTCTCTTTCAGGTGCCGCACGTTCGCTACACCGAGCGAACCGGCACCGCCGTAGTCCCCGTAGACGAAGCAGGAATCGCTCACGTACTCGACGCCTTCGACCAACAATTTTTCTTGCATGTTCACTTCCTATTAAGTTGTCCTATATTTTACAGATAGAGAGGGGGACTTCCCTCTCACCTTTTTACTGCTCGTTGCCGGAAACGTACAGCATCCACTTCGTCTTCGCGACCGCCTCGTCGAGCGTCGTCTTCGCCGAAGCGTTGCCGCCCTTGCCGTCGCTGCCGACGATCAGACCCTTGCCGGCCAGCGGCTCCGGATGACCCTCGTACTGGAAGAAGCCCTGCTTCGACAAGTCGTTCATCAGCAGCCCTTCGTCATCGACGTAGATCACGTCGCCGTTCGGCAGCCCGACCGACGTGATGAGGTTGACGTCCAGCAGCTTGTACGTCTCGTGCAGGTCGAGCTCGGGCGTCTCGCTCTCGATCTTCGTTACCTTGCGGTTGAACGGATCGATCAGGATCAGCGTCAGTCCCGGCGGGCCGTTGAGGTCTTCCGCGATGCGCTGCATCACGTAGTCCATGTAGATCGCCTGGCCGGTCGTCGGCCGCCCCCAAATCGTCAGGCCCATCATGTCGCGCACGATCATCTCGCCCTTGTCTTCGAGCTTCTTGGCGAGCCAGTCGCTCACGATCCAGTGCTCGTAAGCCTCCGTCGTGTGCGGGTCGATGTTCTCGTTGCTGCAGAGGTCCTGCCAGTCGGTGTAGGTGTTCTCCTCACCGGCCTTCGAGATCACCTCGTCTTCGCCCATCGCCCAGCCCTGCTCTTCAGCAGCCGACTGCCAGTCGTCCTGAATGAGCACGCCGCGCAGTTCATCGGGGTCGAGGCCGATCTCCGTCATCTGCGCGTACTTGAGCATGCCCTCGAGCTTGGCAAGTCCCCTGACCAGATACGAGACGCAGTAGTAGACGTCCTGCTCGACGATGCGCTTTGCGGTTTCGTCGATCTTTGCGCGTTTGGCGTTTTGCATTTTCACTTCCTCTAAAGTAAAAAACCCCGCACATGGCGGGGTTCAAGTTGCTGTCCAATTGGACAATCAAAGCTGATCTAAATTGATGACAGTCTCGTTTGAGATATACGTTGCATCCTTGGCTGTCTGAACGGCGATCGCTTTAAGTTCGACCTCACACTCTGATGCGACCAAATGTCGTACCCATTCCGGTTGATCTTCGGCATCAACGTCTAGGTTCGAAACTCGTTCCCATGCGCGGTCTATCTTGAATTGCAGATTGCTGCCGTTAGCACAGTCATTGAAACGCAAACCCCGTGTCACTACCGCTTCCACCAGGTCTTCGAAGACTTTTTCCTGTGCCAACTCTTGCTTCTCGGGCGGCAACTGACCGTAGTTGCAGAACATTTCCAACCTCCAAAGTAAGTTTGGCTTTTATTTTGCCGACCCAGATTGTAGCTCAGCCATATAAAACTTTGACAAGTGCTACCGCACGGAGTTTGGCGCCTAAGCCGACCTTAGCCCGAAACTTACCTTCCGACCGGCTTAGCTGGTCCGTCCGGTAAACCCGTGAATGTTGCGAATACTTAATGCGTCGGCCGGCAGCGGGTTCCGGATGACGCTGTAGGGCAGGCGCCAGCCGATCGACGGCTCGTCAGGGCTGCGCCTGACGAGCTCCTCAATCGCCTTGTCATTCTCGTCCGCATACTGCCTACGGTCGGTGCCGATCATCGACCCGTTCATGGTCACGATATACGGGACGCGCGCCACGCCGAGCAGCAGGAACATAGCGAGCGGCGTGTAGTCGCGCGGCAACAGAATCGAGGCCACGGCCGGCTCCTCGCCGACTTTCGAATTCCAGTTGGGCGAGAGGCCCGAGGGCTCCATGCCGAGATACTCGCCGATCGCGGCCACGCCGCGGGCAGACAAGTCGCACAGGATGCGCTGGCCGAGCTTGTCCGACTCGCCGGTCAGGGCGTTGATTCCGAACTGCTCGAGGTCGCGCCAAGAGTTGATAGTGATGTCCATTGTGACTCCCGTTGAAAGTTAGGTGCGGCGGAATGCCGCTACCCCACAACCCCGCACGCGGGGCTGCAGGCTAGAGACTCACACCGTTTCGACGTCGCGCTCGGCCCAATACTGCCGCTCGTTGCGCTCCTTCTTCAGCACGTGGAGAGCTTCGTCCAGGAGCTCATAGACGATCTCCTTCACATAGGCGTCGTCCGAGTTCTCTACGCCGCCGAGGCTGAAGCTGGTGCCGTCCTCGTGCTCCTCCTCGCTGCCCTCCTCGTCCTCGAGGCGGATCACTGACACGATCTGCCATTGCCAGTGATCGTTGCACCAACCTCGCAGGTGCTCGTAGTCCCGGCGCACGGCCTCCTCAGTGATCTCGCCTCGCGTCAGCGGCTTGTTCGGGTCGCGGCCGGGGCGCTCCAGCACGCTGACGTATCGGATCGGGTTCACCAGCGGGCCGACGAACTTCTCGATCGGCTTGCGCAGACGGATGATGCGCTTGCGGCTCAGCCGTTCGATGAGCTCGGCCTTCGCCTTTTCAGTGAGCCCCCAACCTTCCTTCTTCGCCTTCTTCATCGTGCCGGCGAAGTCGTAGAAGCGCTTGCTGAAGCGGTCCGAGTTGATAATCCACTCGCCCGGACGCTTGTCGCGCGACGTCCACTCGCTCACGATCCCGTGGCCGTCGTGCTCTTCCCACGGCGGACCCATGAACTCGTCCTGCTCGACCTCGATGCGGAAGCGGAAGCCTTCGACCTCGATGATCTCGCCGCCGTAAATAGGACCCCTAATTTCGAATGTCATTTTTATACTCCACTTAAAGTTGAGAGGGTGTCCAATTGGACACCCTCGATTCTTACGCTGGCTGCTCTTGCTGCTTGATGAGGAACTCGTCCCGCTTACCTTCCAACCAGAGCGGCTCTCGACCGCGCCCGCTCCACGTCTTGCCGCTTTCCGGATCGCGGTACAGCGGCGGCACAGTGATGCGCGGCTTCTTCACGGCGAACGTGCTGTGCGTCTTCTTTCCAGGCGGCAGCTTCTTCGCCTTCACCTCGATCTCGAGGTCATAAGCCGTGATGCTGTACGTGTCGATCATGGCCTTGATCTCGTCGATCGCCTGCTTCTTCTCTTCCTCGAATGCGGCCTGCAGTTCGAGGGTGAGCTTTTCGTGCTGTTCTTTCAGTTCGGTATAGCGGGACACTTTCACTTTCCTTTTCAGTTACGCATCGAGCTCGAGCAACTCTCTGTAGAGGTTCGAGCCGAGCATCAAATACAACTCATCGGCCTGTCTCAAGCAGGCTCGATACACCTCACGGTTCGCGCGCGGGTCGTTTTCGTACCCGCATCCGGCAAGCCAGCCGCCGAAGTTGATCGCTTTCGTTGCGCGTGCCGCGTTGCGCCGCACCAGCTTCAATACCTCTTCGGCCGTTGGTCGGGCCTCGCGGTATCGGTTGCGCCAGAGCATGCGCTGAAGGTCCGTCTGAGGTTCGTCGCGCGTGAACTGGCGGACCCACTTGCCATTCACGTTGCGCTCTACCATCGAGCGGTCCATTGACATCCAGAGAACCATCGAGCGATCGCGGTGCTGCAATTCGATGCGCCAATGGTTCTTGTCGCTCCCCTGCCACGGCTCGTCAGGATTACGATCTACTTGCATCACGCTGGCCGAGATCACAGCTTTCGATGTGAAATCGGCCACAGAATTTAACGCATGTACAGCTTGCATGTTGACCCTCTGGTTAGGTTTTGTTCATGTGTTTTCAACGAGCATGAAATTGCTACCGATACCAGTACGTCTCCGATCCGATCTCTACTGACGTGTAGTCGCTCTGCAGTTCCTTCGCAGCCTGTTTCCAGTCGATGCAGGTCGCCGGCCACTGCGCTGTGTTGCTGATGAGCCCGAGGTCATCGGCAAGTTGCTCGGCGTACCGCTCAAAGTAGTCGTCGTTGATGAGCGTCACGCCGTGCCGCCACTCGCGGCTGTAGCCGTCGACTTCCGTGCGCACTTCGAGCAGCTGGTCGAGCTCCTCGTCGCTGTCCATCTCGTCGATGAGTTCCTGATCCGCTCGGGCATGCGCTTCGACGAGGCCCTTGAGTTCCTCGTCCGCATCGCAGAAGTCCGCCCACTCGCGCGGCCGGAGGTCGGTTTCCTCTTCGCCGCCGAACTCCTCTACGAGCTCCGCGCGCCGCTCGTCGACGGCTTCCTTCGCGTCGTCGACTGCTTCCTTCAGGGCCTCGAGCTCGTCGATGCGCGATTCGATGTCGCGCGAGTCGATGATGTCGTCGTGCAGGGTCACATGTGCTGCCATAACTTCCTCTTAAAGTAAAAGGGCTGTCCAATTGGACAGCCCGGTTGGGACATTAAATGTCTCGTTCAGATGCTCATAGAGCGGCGGTCGATGACGTGGCGCGGCGGCGGCATGCGCGGCACCGGCTCGTCGATCAGCAAGGTTGGCTTCTCCGGCACCTGCGTGACCGCAGCCTCCACGCGCTTGAGCGTGGCGTGAATGTCGCTCATTGCTGCCGCCTCCGCTTCCATGCGAGCGATCTCGCGCTGCATGTTGGCGCTCTGTGCCTTCAGGTCGGCGATCTGCTTCTCCATGCCCTCGTACAGGGACATCGGAATCTCCAGCGTCCGCTCCTGCCCACACTCGCACTTCATGCGGCGATAGACGTAGCCGGTATCGGTCGGCCTGGTGTCGATGACGCGCGGGCGGGTGCAGCAGGTGCGGCACTCTTTGCCCACACGGTCATTGAACAGAATTCTCATTTGAGTCGGTTTCGTTTGCGGGATGCTGCTGCCATCTTCTCGCGCTGGCGGCGCAACTCCACGCGTTTGTTTCGAATTGGCCGACGCGCGCTGCGGCTAAATGGAGCCTGTGCTGTGCCCCACTGGCCGAACAACGCGCTGCTCGGGTCGTTGAACGCTGTCGCGGACGCGCCGGACATCACCAGTGCGGTTGCGGCAAGCATGCTCAGTGCACTTCTCATGGCTCTTCACCTTTATTGTTTTTGTGGTGAAGGATTCTATGACATTTTCGTCCTGTTGGGACATGAAAAAGGCCCGCAAAAGCGGGCCTTTTTGAACGGTGCTGCTACTCAGTGATACGTCGGCGGTGCCGGCGGGTCCATCGCGACGAAGCGCTCACCTGCTTCGGTCGGTGAGCACTCCACGGCGGAGCGATCGGTGAACCGGATATACACCTTGTCCTTCACAGCCCGCGTCTCCAATACATCCTCGCCAAAGGTCAGGTTGGCGATCTCCTTGCAGGCCCCGATGTTGTGGCCGAGCTTGCCGACTTCTTCCAGACACTTGACGAAACCCTTCGCATACGTGTAGCTGAACATTATTACAATCCCTTTACGGACACCCGGCAAATGCGGCAGTTTCTACTGCCTCTATTAGGTAAAAGTGGGAGCCATTGTAACTGGGCGTAATGGACAAAAGGTGTCCCAATCGGAAATTTACGTCAGATCAGACGACGGTCTCGAAAGAATTTCCGTTTTCGCGTCAGATACTTACCAGCACATTACGGAATTGTGTCCGTTGCCTTTCGATCATCGTCAGGTTCTGTTTCCTGCTGGCAATTATTACCGCCACAGTGTGGGCATTCTGTATGGGTTAGGGCGCTCAGGGGACCTTTCCATTCGATTCCAGCTTGCCCACAACGTCCGCACAGCATCATTCGTTGACCTCACACGCGCTTGCTTGAGTGTCCAGTTGGACACTCGGTAGATTGAACCGATACGCGCTCGCAGACCGGGTGATCCGCGGCGCGCTCCGTCACGTAGTCGAGCGCGACCACCAGCGCCGCGCCCAACAGCACACAGGCAAGGTGCTTCACTCCTCGACCTCTTCCTCTGCCTCGTTGCAGTCCGAGAGCGACCACTCCACGTCGTCCTCGTCGACGACGATGATCTGATCGTCGGCGCCGAGCATCGTCTCCTGGCCGTCCCAATTCACGTCGGTGCCGCCGCCGTGCACCGGCACGAGTTCACCGCTTTCGTCGCGCTCGAAGTACGCGACCGAGGCCACGCCGGGGATCGTCTCGGCGGTGCCCACGATGCGCTTGCCGCTCGGGGAATACAGCTGAATTTCCCTGCTCACAGGTTCTCCTTTCGGCAATACCACTTGCCTTCAATCTTTTCATGCGAGGCTATCGCGCTGTCGCAGTGCTTGCAGTACGTGTGTCCCTGGCGCTTTGCCTCGAACTGCTGGCGGCTCGGCTCGAGCACCTGCTTCGCGCGCTTCACCGTAGCCGTGACCCGGTTCAGGTCCTCTGCCGCCGTGAGGACGAACTCCTTCACGTTGTGCAGGTGCGGGCGATCACGCTGCGCGATGTACTCGTTCCAGAGTTCGTCGATGCGCGCCGGCACAGCGACCTCGATCTCGTGCTTGGCGGCTTCTTCGTTCGTCTCGAACAGCCGGCCGTCGCTGGTCTTTACCGCTTCGATTTTCTGCATTACGTTGGTTCTCCATCGATTTCATATAGCTCGGGCTCACCGTCGATCGACGCTTCCGCCGTCAGCGGCTCGCCGTCCAACTGCCCGAAGTGTGTATCGGCACAATCGAGCGCGGAGCGCAGTTTCTCGCGCGCCTCTTCCTCCGTGGCGGCCTTCACGCGCAGCGACGCGAACAGCTTCACGTCGAATGCGTACTCGTGCAGCACGGGCGGCGGCGGTGGGCCGTCATAGCCTGCCGGGAACTGGATCGCCACGTTGCCGCGATAGTGGTCCTCGACTCGCTCTCGAATCTCTTCCCACGTCTCGTCGTCATCGTGCTCTTCCTCGCCGCAGTCGTAGAAGCGCGCGGCCGGCAGCCGCTCGATGCTGCTGACGTGGTGATACTCGACGTCGCTGCCGACCCACTGGATGATCTCCGACTCGAGCTCCTCGTCGACCTCATCGTTTCCGGTGCGGTTCCACGCCGTCGCGTAGAGTGGCCACAGTTCGTACGACGGCGTGATCTCGCAGGCGTGCACGTGGCGCAGCGAGTCGAACATGTACGCAACCCACACGGCGCCGGCGCGCTTCTGGATGTCATCGATCCAGTGATCCGTCTCGTCGATCACGACAATCTTGAAGTGGGTCTTCACGCGAGCGCCTCCAGCTTGAGCTCGGCGAACTTCCTGTTCGCGAACGCATCGACCTCGCCGATGTAGTCTTCCTGCTCGTCCTCCGGCTTCGCTTCCCACAGCGTGTCGAACTCGTGCGCGCAGCCGACGAGCCAGTCCATCAAGCCGCGCGAGCCGCCGACGTGATCCATGATCCCTTGGCAGCTTGCGACCGGCATGTCGCGCCACCTGTGACCGAGATCGAACGCGAGATCGGCGATGATCTCGTGCACGCGCTGCGCCTGCTTCTGCTGCTCGATCGCGTGCATCAGCACGGCCTTCAACTGCTCACGCTCGGCAAGCAGGTCCGGGTACGCGTTCACCGCGTCCTTCACGTACTCGGCATGGAACGCCATGTCGGGCGTCTGATCGAACTCGCAGATCACCTGCTCGCCTGGCGCTTTCAGCAGCAGGCCGACGCCAACGTGTTCGGACTCGGAGAGGAAGAGCTTCTTCTTGAAGGGGGTTTCCATTGTCAGGCCGCCTTTTGTTGTTCTTCGTAGTCGAGGAATGCTTTGCCGCTGATCGCGAGCTCGAGGCCGCGGCGCAGGCTGTACATCAGGTTGTCGAATCCATACGCGACGTAGGTCGCCTTGGCCTTGTGATGCGGGTTCACGTTGCCGCCGAAGCGCGCGTCGCTCAGCTGCGCGCCGCGCTCGCGGATATGCCACGACAGCACATGGACGTCCGGCTGCCACGACGCGCCGTCGAAGTCGACCAGCACGCACAGGCCGCGCGGGCCGTGCACGTCGATGTTGATCTCGCGGTCGTGCTCGCTGCGCTCATACGCCACGCCGAGCTCGTTCAGCAGCGCCTCGACGCGCTTCGCCATCTCTTCGCGGTCCGCCTTCCGGCGCTCGCTCAATACTTTGCTCATCACTTCCTCCGTAGGTTGATGATGCAGTGTCCAAATGGACACTAGCTTGCCCCGCAGGGCAAGCTGGTGTTCACTCGACGGTGAGGTACACCGAGTTACATGGGATTTCGGTGACACCGGTGCGCCAGCTGAGCACCGACTTGATCCAGCGATACTCGCCGCGCCGCTCGTCGGTGACGATCTGCACGCGCTCGAGCGGCGTCTCTTCGAGAATGCCGAGCCGTTCGATCACGCTGCGCACGGTGCCGACCGGATGCAGGTCAGCTTGGTTGTGCGGGCTGACCACGAACACGTGCGCTGCGCGCGGCTCGGCGCGCAGCTTCGTGATGAGTTCAATCCACTTCATTCGAAGGTGATCTCCCCCGGCGCGAGCATGTCCATCGCCTCGCTAAGTTCGTTCATTCGCGTGTAGTACGCCTTATCGCTGTAGCCCGAACTCTCGTCCGGACCCTTTTCGCGCAGGTCGAGATACTCGTCGAGAATCTCGCTGAATTTCATTCTCACTCTCTTTCTCCTCGTCAGAAGGGAGCTCCACGTTCCACCGGGTCAGCGCAACGCCGACCATGTATGCCTTGCGCTTCGGCGGGTTGATTGCCGCAATGGCAAGTCGCAACGCCTCAGTTTGATTCTCCGCGTACACCTTCACAACCTTGCAGTCGTAATAGCCGTTGTATTCGTGAAGCATCACTTCCTCCGTAAGTCGTGCTGTCCAATTGGACAGCGGCTTTCTTACTCCCCGGTCACCTCATCACCCACGACGATTCGCGTCTTAGCGTCCCACGTCCCGTTCGGCCACAGGGTGATTTCCATGTCCGCCTGGTCGCCGTCGACGAACATCGCCAGCACCGTCCCCGAGCGACGCTCGTGCCCCATCGCGTTGAACCAGTACGCGATCCCTGCCTTGTCGTGCGCTTCCATGATTGAGAGCGCGCCGTCACTGTGCAGCTTCACTTCCGTCTTCGTTGCCATCTTTCTTCTTCCTTTCGTCAGGCACGACGTAGATAACTCCCTTCGTGCGGATTGTTGCGTAGACCCGAAACCCATCGGCTTTCAATGCGGCGAGCGCCGCATTGGTCGTCACGTATGTCCCGAGGTCCTCCATCGTGTGTGCGTGTCGTATCTGCCACATCAGAGCACCATGTAGACGCTGCGGTCTTCGATGGACGAGTTGAATGCGTCCTCGCCCTGCTGGAGGAGAGTGTCCATTGCGATCTCGCTCGCCTTTTCTTCGCTGTCAGCCTCGACGGTGAGCGTGTGGCGGATCACCTCCTCGATCGTCACGGTGAACTTCTTCATGCTTTCTCCATGAGTTCGTCGGGGATGTCGAGCTCCTCGCCATACGTGGCGCTCACGTAGCAGCGCATCGCTGCTTCAAGCGGCGTCGCGCCGAAACGCTGGACCTCTCGCCAGTCGACATAGTTGCGCCCCATCCAGCCGGCCGATCCGTTCGGGTCCGAGATAACGTCGATGCGCTTGATCTCGATGATCGGCCCGCCCTGCGCCCAATTTGTCGAAGGCGAATAGTCCTTCCCGACTAACTGCGTGACCATCTTCAACACGCCGGGTTTCTCGTCCCACACCCACCATCCGGCTTGCGACGACTTTGGCGCGTCCCTGCGAAAACCCATAGGATCGAGACGCAGCGGAAGTCCTTCGCACGTCGCGACGGCGTAGTCGAGCGCAGCGCCGCTCAGGTCCTTCGTCTTGACCTTCATTCGTGCACCTTGATCGAGAGTTCGTTGCAATCGGTCAGGAACGCGTCCTTTCCGCCTTCGACCAGCAGCCGGCGCGCTTCGTCCTCCACACCCTCGCGCGTCGGCCACAGGATATCGACCTGATACTGGCTCGACTCGGTGATCTGCACCGTGAAGTGCTTCGGTTCCGGCTCCGGCGCCGCGCCCCCGCCGAACGACGTCTGCACCTTGCCGTCCGGCATGATCGCGCCGACGAGATCGGTCTGGTGGATGTAGAGCTCCGGCTCCTCGCAGTCCGGCGGGCACTGGCTTCCGTCAATGTCGAGAAGCTCGCGCCGGAACTTGGCGCACGCTTCGGCGTCGTCCTCAGCTGCCACAAGCATCGCGAGATCGTCATCCCAACCGCTGATGCGGCCACACATCATGAACAGCTTCATGTCACCCCCAAATGAGTTCGCCGTACAGGCCGGCCTGCACGATCGTGTCGGCAAGTTCGGCGCCGATCAGGTTCTCGCCGGTGTTCAGCGACTTGACGATCTCGCCGATCTCGTCCGGGTATGCGTGCACATCGCCCTGCAGGATGCGCTCGATGCCGCGGTTGATTACCGCTGCGTCGATAGCGAGCTCGCGCGGGTGATCCTGGCCGCGCACGACCTCATCCTCGATGATGTGCAGCGCGACCGTGCGGTCGCCGTTCGTCTCGCGATAGTCGACGAAGCGCTCGACGTTGGGCGTCGCCCAATACGCGACTCCTATATCGATCATCGCGAACATCTCCTGCATCCAGCTGTCGTCCAGTTCCGTCTCGAGCGTGATCTTGATCGGGTTCATGCGTTTTCAAACTCCAGTTGGCGGGCAAGTTCTTCGGCCGGCGCGAGGATGGCGGTCATCTCTGCGCTTTCCGTGTTGTCGGCGATCACAGTCCAGCCCTCGTTGCCGTACACGAGATCGACGACGCCGATGTAGCGCTTGCCGCTGTGAAAGTGCAGCGACTCTTCAGAGGTTGCGAACATCTCGGCCAGCACGTTCAGCGCGAAGGTGCTGTGCTTGATCGGCCACGCTTCGCCGTCGTACACGCTGACCTCGTAGCCGAGGTGGATCGCCGTGTTGACGAGCTTCGTGACGATCGCGATCTCCATCTCGCGGCGGTCGGCCTGATGCACGGCGGCCGGCTGCTTCAGGTATGCGTTGTCGCGGGCGAAGTCTTCCGCTTCCTCCTGGCCGGCGCTGAACGGGCACACGATGTCGTAGACCACGACCTTCGCTTTGCTCAGCCCCTTGGCGTGGCTGTCGCGGCTTTCCTCGTAGTGATAGACGTCGACGGCATGGTGTCCATCGTCCGTGAGCCATTCGACCGCGTAGAAGACGTGGCGCTCGTCGCTGGTCATGTCCATTGTCGGCATGACGGTGATGTTCGTGCTCATGTCAGTCCTCGATCGGATGTTCGGCGACGGCGTGCTTCAGGTTGTCCAAATGGACACTCGTGATCGCGTCGGTGTTGTTGTCGAGCGGCAGGCCGGCGGCAAGTGTGTCGATGTCCGCGATCACTTGGTCGTTCGCCTTGTCGCTGAACTCGCCGCCGTTCGTCAGCGCGAGCTCGAGCTTGCGCAGTTCGTCCCAATAAGCGAGCTTGGCGCGCACCGTGGCGCGCAGCAGTTCCAGCATTTGTTGTTCGTTCATGACTTCTCCACGATTTCGATAACGCTCTCCGGATACAGGAACCTGCCGCCGGAGAAGAAAAGGATTCCGCTACGCTCGCCGATGCGGACGATCACTTCCGTCTTCTCGACGCCGTAGCTGATGTAGCGCACGGTCTGCCCGACCTTGAACTTAGGCATCAGCTGCCACCGTGTGCTTCGCGAGGTGGTCTGCATACGCACCGTCGAGCACGTCGACCACGTTGCCGCGCATGACCGTCGACGTGTCGACCATCACCTCGAAGAAGCAGACTTCGGTGTCGGAGAAGTTCTCATTCAGTGCCAGCGACTGCGCGTGGTCCCACGCGTCTTGCTGGCGATACCACCAGTCGCACGATCCGCCGCTGGCCGTCGCCCAGGCGCAGGCATAGATGTATTGGCCGCCGCCCGCCTCTTCCTTTCTAAGGTCGAGCATCGGGAGCTTCTTCGGGAGACGGAACTGCTTGCCGTCTTGCCCGAGCTCGCACATCTGCGTCGCATGGCTGTACGCGCTCATGGAGTTCGTGAGTTCGTACTGGTTCGTCAGGTGGGCAAGCTGGTGCACGATGAGGCGCACGGCCGGGTCGTTGCAGATCGCCGACGTGTCCATGTTCTCGGCGCGGCACATGCGCATCGCGTCGGCCAGCGCGGTCGTGATCGCCACCGGGTTGCACGCCGACTGGATGAACAGCGCATCCTTGAACCGGTTGCGTTCGAACACGATGCGAATCTCGTGCTTCGGGAACTTGGCGTTCACCTGCTGACGCGCAGCCGTCTCGTCGATCGCCATGCAATCGTACTGCTGCGCCGGACCCATGTTGTTCGGGTCGAAGGTTTCGGGAGCGTGGAAGACGCGAAAGTGCTTGTTCATTTTTGTTCTACTCCGATTAAAGTTGTTGTCCATTTGGACACGAAAAAGCCCGCCGAAGCGGGCTGTGAAATTGCACTACAGATTGTGTTGAGGCTAGTCGTGAGCGACTAGCAGGCGGTCGAGCCGCGCCTCCAGAATATCGGCGGCGTTAGCCACGATCGGATCGCCTGTCACATGTGCGCTATACCGCAACGCGTAGTAGCGGCGGCGGAGAATCCACGCAAGCATGTCAGCCGCCGTGCTTCAGATACATGCCGATCCCGGCCATCGCGAAAAGCTGCGCGACCATCAGGAACGCGACGCGCACCGTGATCGCCGTCTTGAAGTCAGACAGCACGCCGTCGATGTACGAGCGCGAATCGCTCTTCCCTTCCCTGATCTCAGCACGCAGGTCGGAGCGCGTGCCGACGAGTTCCGACTTGAGCTCCGAGAGGTCCGCCTTAATATCGGCACGCAGCAGGGCAAGTTCAGTCTTCAGGTCCGACTTCGTTACGAGGTTGTCTTTCATCCCCGCATTGATCTCTTCGACGAGCGCTTCAGCGATCTCGCGCTTCATCCCTTCGTCCGTGAGGCGGCGCACAGTGCGCAGCGCTTCGAGCATAGTTACCTCCATATGTGACTTCCAACGTAGGTTGCAGTGTCCAAATGGACACTGACCAGCCTCGCAAGCTGGTCAGTGTTCACTCACAGTCCCACACCTTCTTCTCAACGGTTTCCGGCAGCATCACGAACTTCCACCGGTCCGGATTCATATCGTCCAGCGTCGGGTTCAGGTCGATCACGTCCGGCCGGCGCGGCAACACACGGCGTTGGGCAAGTGGGTCGTCCGACGCCTTACGCTCGAATATGTCCGCCGGCACGATGGGTTTGGCGTCCCGCATGCGCCGCTCGAGCTCGCCCGGTGCGTAAGCGTCCAGCGGAAGCTGGATCGTCTCGCGCGACGCGCGCTGCTCGATGATCTCGACGAACGAGTCCGGTGCGCCCTTCGGCTGCATCAGGCGCTTCACGCGCGTCGCCACCTGCGGCTTCACGACTTCGATAAAGCCGCCCGTGCGCACCACGGCGCCGATGTGGTTCGGATGCATGCCGAGCCGCGATGCGTCGCGCCGGAACAGGTCCGCGCCGTCCAACGTGTCCGTCACTATGATCGTGTCCGGGTCCGCGGATTTTGCAGCGATATTCAATCCCCAACCGTTCTCGATCTCGCGCACCAGACCGACCTTGAACAGATGCCGGCGCATCTTGAGCTCGTCGGACGGTGCCTTGTTCGGGTTCATCTTGTCGAGCGCGGCTGTCACGTCGGGCAGCGTCATGCAATCGACCAGGCCCACGCGCCTGCCCGCCTTCACCGGATGCTTGCGGAATTCAACGCCACGCCCGAGCAGCATCTTGCGCGAGGTCGGCCAGTCCGTGCCGAGCACCTCGAACAGCGCACGCGCCGGGACGATGATCTCGTTGTCCAATTGGACAGTGAGACATTCGAAGAGGCCGTCCATTGTGTCCGGCGCGTACCGGAACGGGATCACCTTCTCGATTGGCGCAACGATCATACGGTCGCCTTCTCGCTCGTGTAGGCGAGGTGGTCAACGAACTCGAGCACCGGAATGCCGCTCAGCCTGGACAGCGCCGTCAGGAATTCCACGCGCACGTGATCTTTCGCTACCCAATGCCAAACCACGCTCGGCGAGAACAGCTTGCCGGTGGCGAGGGTCATCTTGCGTGCCGTTTCGCTCGGGCCGCCGATGATGTTCACGGCGCGCTCGATCGGGCTCATCGAAGCATTGTCAGTCATTGAAATTTCTCCATACACCTTTCGGTTTCAATTCTAGTTGAAGACGTTTTGCGATTCAGGCTGAGATTGTACGACATTTTCCGCCAAAAGGGACGTCTATTTCAGACAGAAAACGTCGTGTGCAAAAGAACACGCGCAACACCCACGCATCGAGCCGTTTTTGCACAAAAAATAGGCAAACACCCATGCATCGAGGGGCCTAACACCCATGCATCGACCCACAACACCCATGCATCGAGGTCACAACACCCATGCATCGACCCCACAACACCCATGCATCGAGCTACAACACCCATGCATCGATTTACAACACCCATGCATCGATTTTTCGACGTAAGTGGTTGATTGTATTGAGGAAAGCGACGATTTTGAGGTGGTTTTCAAAAGTCAATGGTTTTCGACTTGACTGTGTGAGTTACGCCACACGGTTGAAATGTCCATTGTAAATCAAGGACTTACAGCAACTGTTTAATGACTTGCCGAAAAGTACCCCCTTGGGGGTTCGCCAAGGTCGAGAGAGCAAAAATCTGAGTGAGGAAAAATATTTTTCCCTGTTAGATCAAGCACATACGAGAAAGTCCTCGGTCTTTAAGGCACTTGAGCTTACCCCCCTCATACCCTACTTTTTTAACTAATAATTTGAATATAGAAGGGTTCAAACTCTTGTCTGGTAAGGGAGAGCGGCTGCCAAACTCGAAAAGAGTAATTAAGGTCGGCATACAGTTACAAACACAAGGGCTTGTGTTTTTCGGGGTTGATGCACATGCGGAGGATTTTGTCAAATTTTGCGGACTCGATTCGGTTTCGGTCCCGAACGGCAAGAAATGTCAGTCAGAGGGGTGTGTCAAAAAGACCCGGAAAAATATTTTTCAGGGTATTGACAGAGAGCAGAAAAGCAAAAAAGCCGGCATTGCGCCGGCTTTGTCAGTGTCCAATTGGACAGTCAGTGATGCGACCGCACGCTCGAATGATGCGAGCGCGCGGCGTGCGCATTCTGCGGCGTGAACATGGTGGCGCACAGCGCGCCGACGATGCCCAGGCACACGATCGTGTATGCGACAGCGTGGCGGCGCCGTGCGCGCGCCTCTTCCAACTTCCCGCGAGCGTCGGTCAAGATGTGGCGGACGTCGGTCAGGCCGTTCAGATTTTTCGTGTTCATACAAACTCCATTCGGTTTCAGTTAAGTTGGTATCAACTCAGTTGAGTTGAGCAGGCGCGAGATGATCTCACGTCATATGAATCGGGTCGAGCCCAATACATATGAGGTGAGATCGAATCAACTCAGTTGAGTTGATGCGAACTCAGTCAGTGGCGCTTACGCAGCTTGCGCAGCTGCCCTTTCGACAGCTGCCGTGGCTTCGGATCGTCCGGCCAGTTCTTCTCGTAGCCCAGGTGCTTGCCGGACTCGTAGAACTCGACCGCCGTCGCTTTGTCGCTCGTGCTGAGGATAGGCAGCATCGTGCGCATGCGGCCGATCGGCGCGGACACCTCGTAACGATCCAGCTTGTAGGCCCGCTCGCCTGCCGAGCGATCCGCACGATCTCGCGCGTGCTGCTTCTGCGCGGTAAGGAACTGCGCTTCGGTCATGCCAAGCTGCATCCACATAGAATCGCCCGTGATACCGAGCGCGCGGCGCTGTGCGTTTCCAATGTCCATTTGGACACTCCCCAATCAAAGTTGTCTGAGCTCGTCAGTGCATGCCTCACATGCAGACGCGCCGAAGCGCGTTTCGCTCTCATCTCTTCGCTGCTGCCAACTTGTCGATCACGTCCTGAACAACGTCCAGACGTTGCGCCAGCACTTCAGCCAACATCAGGCGTTTCTCGTCAGTGAGCGTCGGGCGTTCGAGCGCGCGCGTCACATCTCGCAGCGTCGGCATAACGCTGGATAGCTCATTCATCGTTTTGGCACGCAGAGCCTCAAAGTCAGCGCGCAAATGAATAGCCTCAACATTCAGTGTCTGAATGTCCAATTCGAGAAGCGCCGGATTCTTACCAACCATAGCGGCGCTCCTCATCCTTGATAATCAGAAATTGGATGAAAGCGGCACATGCACAGGTCGGGACCAGTGCCAAAGTGCAGCAGACCTGATAACGGGTCAGCACGTCTGGAAATACCAACGTGGCGAAAAGGAACACCCAAAAGGCACCGGCGGACGCCAGAACAAAAACCCAAAATTCCAGCCAGCTAAAGAAACGGCGCATAGCAAAACTCCCTATCAAAGTTAAAAGGCGCGGCTGTCCAATTGGACAGTGCCGCGCATCAACGCATCAGCAGCGCATCAGCGCATCAGCAGCGCATCAGCGCATCAGCAGCGCGCGCCGTGCGGCTGTCCAATTGGACAGCCAGCAAAAGACAGCAGCGCGCGCGGCTGTCCAATTGGACAGCCAGCAAAAAACGAAACACAAAACGATAGAGCCCCGCGCTATAGGCTGTCCAATTGGACAGCCCCGCGCGGGGCTCTAAGCCAGTGTAAAAGACACTGAAAAATCAGGTTATGCGTTTTTCGCTGTCCAATCGATAAATTGGACAATGAAAAAGGCAAAACCCCTAAACCGTTTAAGGGTTTAGGGGTTTAGGGTTTAGCCGATCAACTCACCTTGCTTATCTGCTGCTGCTGCCGCGTCGCGCGTTTTGCGGTTACGCGTAGCTGCTGCCTTTTCTGCTGCAAGCTTTGCTTCTGCTGCCGCGTTCTCTGCTGCGCGCGCTGCTTCTGCTGCTGCTGCCACTGCTGCCGCTTGCGCTTCTGCTGCCTTGCGCTGGTTTTCTACCGCTTGCCATTGGTCAATGTCTGCTGCCCACGTATCCACCATATCAGCAGGGATACCGATAGAACGCGCCACATTGAACAGAGCAAGGATTTTTGCGCTTTGCGTTTCTGCTGCTGCAAATTCCGCGCGTCGTGCCTTTTCTTCCTCTGACACTTCGGACGGTGCGCTTTGCGTTTCTTCCTTTTCCTTTTCGGTAATTTCAAACTTGTAAGCCTTGTTGCCTACAAACTTGGCCTTTACCTTAACGTCCTTTTTCTCCACTTCCTTATGCCACTGCACAAGCATCGTGCACGCGCGCAAAGTGCAGAATTTAACGTGCCGCGTTTTGTAGCAGGTATTACCCTTTTCGTCCAAGTATGCCGTTTCTTCCTGCAAACCATATGCGCGGTCAATTGCGCTATTGATAAGAGAAAGGGCAGTAGACAATTTCGGAATCTTCGGAATCAACCCTTTAAGGGTCTTTTCGTTAGCATCCATTGCTACCTTATTTTCGGACACTGCCACAAGCATATCAATGACAGTAGCACTGACATACTGTGCGCTGTCATAATCCGTCGCTGCTGCTGCTGCTGCTGCTGCTGCGTTCGTTTCTGCTGCTGCCGCGTTATCCGCTGCTGCTGCGTTCGTTTCTGCTGCTGCTGCTGCGTTTTGAGCTTTGCGTGCCATATCTGAAACTTCCTATAAAAGTTGAGTTATGGCATGCCCTTTACATTAGGGCATGCCTAATGCAAGGTAAGTAAATCGGCTAAATTGTTAGAGAACACGGCGCGCGGCGCTTTCGCCCGCATGGACTAGGCGCTTTGCCTAATCCCGCCTACAGCTAACTACCAACTACAGGCTCTATTTTAAAGACTGATAATCCCATTAGCAATAGGTATATTCAAATTATTTTATAAAGACACTACCCCGTTTCACCTGAATTTTTCCCGGACATCGCAACTTTCACCCTTAATGACAATGGACAGTGCCAGTGCCTATGCCAGTGCTAACGATCGGTGCCAGTGCCAGTGTCCATTGCAGTGACAGCTGCCAGTGCCAGTGCCAGTGCCAGTGCCAGTGCCTAGACAATGGACACTGCCAGTGCCTATGTCCTATCCACTGTCCTATGTGCTGTCAGTGTCCATTGTGTGCGCCGTGTGCGCCGTCTGAGTCGTTAGAATCATTGGGACAATGGACAATGACGCTTTCCATCGCACGGCGCGCGCCAAAGACCGTTTAGGGGCTTTGACGGGGTGGCTTTCCCTGTCCATTGCGCCGACGCGCCGGGTCCCTCTCCCCTACGAAATTTCCGACATTTTCCAGAACTTTTTGACATTCTCGGAAAAAAGGGACTTGCCCATTCCTGCCATGTCGTCCACAATCCGGGCCATGACTAAAAAGCCGCAAGGCTCAGCAATCGGGGCACTCTCGGCAGAAGAAGAAAAACAACGGGACTCGGTACTGGAAGCCTATTCGACCAAGCAGATAAGCCGCACAGAAGCGGCTAGAATGCTTGGTGTCACTGAGCGGCATTTGAGCAGGTTGATGAAGGCTAGAAATTTGACGAGAGCTCCATCTCAGAAGGTCCTAGACCGAGAGAGGGTCGCCCAAAAGCGTCAAGTTCAGCGCCAAACAATAATTAGAGTGCTGAAAGGCACCATGACCATAGAGAAAGCTGCCGAAGAGTTGGAGGTTTCCACTCGACAGGTCTATCGGATGGTCAAGACATTGGGACAAGAACAAGATGGAAGACAACTTCCACGGTCACGAGGCGCTCCTCGAGCCTGACTTCGACCCTTCAATGGACAGTGTTGCCCCAATCGTGGGCGACATTGGCAGTGTCCAGGCTTCTCCGCACCAAATTCACGCCAAAAGAGTCTCTCGCCATGCCGCTGAGCGCTCTCTGAAAGGTGTATTGGCCGCAATCAGCGCCAAACATGTCATCGATCAAGCAGCAGACGAAGCTGGCAAGCCATTTGTGGCCTGCGCTGCGTGCGGCGGCACACGTTTCGAGCGCCAAGCCCTCGTCGACGGCCTTCCGCTTTACGCAAACAGCGCCTGCCGCGTGTGCGATGGGAGCGGACGGCAATGCTGAACAAGAAAAAGGTCGAGGAGATGCAGCGCGACCCGCTGCCGCCGGCGCGCGGCACGCCGACGCTCATGTTCGAGCACATGACGCTCTCCGAGCTCCTCAAGCTGCGCGCGCAGATCGACTCCTACTTGCCCCCGACGAAGCTGGCCGACATCGACATGGAGGCGGAGCTCGTCCTCCAGCTGCATCAGGTGAAGGGCATGCTCGATGACGTCATCAATGACGGCGGCACGCCGGCCAATCAGAAGGCGCAGGTCGCGAACTCGATCACGACGATCCTCGGGCAGCTGTCCAAGATTCAGACCGAGATGTACGACGCCGAGCGCGTGAAGGCAATGGAAGCCGCCCTCATCAAAACGCTCGAGTCCGAGACGCCCGAGCTCAAGGAGAAGTTCCTCGCCACGTACGAGCGCCACTACGCGCTCATCAAAGCAGCAGCGGACCGCAAATGATGACCCTCGAGCAGATTCAGACCAACGACGCGCGGCGCGGCCGGCGCTTCGAGATCGCGCGCGGCATCGCGCAAGTGACCACCGCGATCAACGAAATCCCGATGGACGAGCGCCTGCAGCAGGAGCTCGTCAATCAGCTGAACGTCGTGCTGCGCACCGCGATCCTGCACAACGACGGCAGCGTCTCACCGCACAAGGTGCCGGCCTTCTGATGCCGTTCGAGATCGCCCTCCTCGTGCTCATGGTCCGACTGGTGCTGCTGGTCGCCGTCGCGCTGCTGATATTCGCGCTGTGCATTGGCGGGGCCTGCTTCACATTCGCCGTCTTCCTCGCGCTCAGAACAACAAGAATATGGAGACGACATGCTCAACGACTTCAAGCTCTCGGCCGCGCAGTCCGAGCGGCTGCAACTCGCGCTATACCGCGTGCGCGACAACGCCGCGAACACTGAGGACCACCTGATCGCCACGTTGCACGACCTTGCCCTACGGTACGCCGGGGAGAACGAGAGGCTGCACGTCGTCACAGCAGAGATGACGACCGGGCTTCATGAGGTGAGCGTTTCCAGGACCCTGAAAGCCGCAAAGACCGCTTCCGCGGACTCCCTGAGCCGAGCGCTCGGGGAATAAAAAAAGCCGGACGTATTGAGCGTCCGGCCTGAAAAGCCACTCGTTTTGCCAACGATTGCATCCGTAAAGGGAGATGCGGCAGTGGAGAGCGGACTTTACCACACGACAAAAAGGACACGGAGATGTTCGACCTTCACATGGAGCGGCTGCGCACAGTTCTACTGAACTCGTGGGGCCTCGAGAAAATCCCGGAATGGCTCACCGTCAACACGATGATCCGCGGCGGCAACTACAGCTTCCTCGACCACGAGTATCAGGAAGCGGTGCTGCGCGACCCATCGCCGGAGAAGGTCGTGCGCAAGTGCTCGCAGATCGGAATCTCCGAGCTCGCCGCGCGCTACGCACTTGCCCTGTGCAACATGATCCCCGGCTTCACGACGATCTACACGCTGCCCACCGCCGGCTTCGCGCGCACGTTCACGAAGACGCGGGTCGACACGGTGATCGACGAGTCGCCCATCATGAAGGCGAACCTGCACACGTCGACCGACAACAGCGAGGTCAAGCGCTTCAACAACAGCTTCCTCTACGTGAAGGGCACGAAGGGCGCCAGCGCCGCGATCTCGGTGCCGGCCGACGCGATCTTCAACGATGAGGTGGACTTCTCCGACAGCGAGGTGATGTCCAACTACCAGTCGCGCCTGACGCACTCGAAGTACAAGTTCAAGTTCAAGTGGTCGACGCCGACCGTCGAGGGTTGGGGCATCTCCGAACACTTTGAGTCGAGCCGCCAGAAGTGGAACATGGTGAAGTGCTGCCACTGCAACCACTACTTCGTGCCGGACTACTTCCAGCACGTGCGCATCCCCGACTTCTTCGACGACATGCGCGCGATCACGAAGGAGACGATCGGCCGCCTGCGCTTCAGCGAGGCGTGGCTCGAGTGCCCGAAGTGCGGCAAGGAACCGTCGCTGCTGCCCGCGCACCGCGAGTGGGTCATCATGAACAGCGAGAGCAAGCACATCGCTGCCGGCTTCCAGATCACGCCGTTCGACGCGCCGAACATCATCAGCTTGCCCTTCCTGATCCAGGCGAGCACCAGCTACGACCGCTACGTCGACTTCATCAACTTCAACCTCGGGCTGCCCGCTGAGGACAAGGAGACGAGCCTCACGCTCGATGACTTCGAGCGCTGCTATGTGCGCGGCGAGCCGCCGGCATTCGGAACGACCGTGATGGGCGTCGACATGGGCATGACCTGCCACTTCGTGATCGCCGGCGTCGACTACACCGGGCGCATGACCGTCGTGAAGACCGCGCGCGTGCCGCTCGGCCAGTTCGAGGAGAAGTTCAAGCAGTTCTGCGCCGAGTATCGCGTCGCGATGGCGGTGATGGACTCGTACCCGTACACCGACCTGCTCATGCGCCTGCAGGGTTGGTTCGTCAACCTGTACGGCGGCATCTACACGAACACGAAAGACATCGAAATCTTCAAGCTGCGCGCGCAGGAGAAGGACGAAGACGCGGGTAAAGAGGCGGTCCGGCAGGTCAACATCAACCGGAACAAGGCGTTCGACAGCCTGATGGACTTCATCCGGGGCGGCAGCATCACGTTCTTCGAGGACGAGAACAAAGAAGAGCTCATGAAGCACTGCATGGACATGAAGCGCATCAAGGAATTCACGTCCGACAACGAGATGGCGTTCGTCTGGAAGAAGTCGGCCAAGGGCATCGACCACTTCCACCATGCCCTCCAGTATTGCTACGCCGCAGCGCGTCTGCGGGGTGTATCACAGAACGGCGCAATAATTCCGGTCAGTTTGCACAAGTTCCGAGTAAAATCCGCCCATAAATCGCCGTTTGAAGGCAAAAATACCTAGAAGTTACTTGTAAACGTGCCGAGTTTTCTGTACTCTTGCACACGCAAAGGGGAGTTGCATGGCCGAAATAACAACAAAAATAAAGGCCAGGTTGTCGTCCCTGTTCGGCCGAGGCACCGAAGTAGACGCAGAACGCGCGCCGGTGCCAGTTAAAGCCCTCATTGGAAGCGGTGCTTCCACACGCGAAGGGCGGGCCGAACGGAAGGCGGCAGCTAAACCGGGCGGGAGCACGGGCGGGAGCGTTACGAATGAGGCGGGATTCACTCAGCAGAAGCCGCTGAAGGCGAAGCCCGGTCAAACGTCGCTGCCGTCCTATGTCCGCACGGCCAAACCGACTGGAAACTGGCTCCCTCAGACCGATCGTCGGCTCTATCAGACCGACATCACCACGTTCCGGGGCGGCGTCGCCACTTGGCAGGTCATTCGCGACCTCGCGGCGGCATCGCCGGACTTGTCTGCTGCTGTCTTCGCGATGATCCACACGGCGATCACCGACGAATGGACGGCCGTCGTGCGCAACCGCGCCGATGGGACGGTCAACACCGAAGCGATGGGCCTTCTCGCGCAGATTCTCGCGCGCTTCAACTACGTTCCCGACTACAGCGCCGGATTCTCGAACACGAATTCGATCATGGCGATTTCCGAGCAGCTTGCTAAGGAAGTCGTGCTGTATGGCGCGTGCTCCGCCGAGCTCGTGCTCGACAAGACGCGCCTGCCGGCGAACATCGTGCCGCTGAACGTGCCCGAGTTGAAGTTCATTCAGGAGCCGGACAACGTATCGCTGCAGCCGCAGCAGTACATCGTCGGCCAGCGGATCGACCTGAACATCCCGACGTTCTTCTACGAGTCGCTGGATCAGGACCTGACGCAGCCCTACCCCTCGAGCCCCATCGAATCCGCTGTCCAGTCGGTGCTTGCCTCGAGCGAATTCCAGAACGACTTGTGGCGCGTCATCAAGCGCGCGATTCACCCGCGCCTGCACGCGTCGATCGATCAGGAGAAGTTCAAGCTGTCGGTGCCGCCGGACATCCTCCACGATCAGGACAAGTTCAAGCAGTACGTCTCCGACACTGTGTCGCAGATCGAGGACATGGTGAACGGCCTGAACCCCGAGGACGCGATCGTCGGCTTCGATACGGTCGAGATCGACTACCTCACCGGCGGCAACACCAACCTCGACGCCGAGTGGAAGGTGCTCAACGACATCTTCGACGCGAAGATGGCGACCGGCGCGAAGACCTTGCCCTCGATTCTTGGACACGGACAGGGCTCGCAGAACATCGCATCGTCCGAGACGATGATGTTCATGAAGAACGCGATGGCCGTGCAGAACAAGGTCAACGCGATCCTGTCGCGCATCCTGACGCTGGCCGTGCGCCTGTTCGGCCAGGACGTCTATGTCGAGTTCAAGTTCGCGTCGATCGACCTGCGGCCGAAGCTCGAGCTCGAGTCCTTCCGCTCGATGAAGCAGTCGCGCGTGCTCGAGCTCCTGAGTCTCGGCATGCTGACCGACGAGGAAGCGTCGATCGAGCTCACCGGCGCGCTGCCGCCGTCAGGCATGAAGCCGCTGTCGGGCACCGGATTCCGCTCGCAGACGATGGCGCAGGGCGGCATGGACGCACCGGGCGGCGGCAACCCGTACAACGGGTCGGCTGCCAATGGCGGTGTTCAGGAGCAGACGAACAACTCGAGCGGCAAATCGAAGGCTCCGCAGGCGCCGAAGGGATCGCCGAAGAACGACCCGAAAAATAAGTGAGGAGACACCATGATTTTTGACGAACAGCATTGGGCAGGCCGCGAGGCGGCGCTGATCGCCGTGCAGGAAGCATACGAGCGCGTCGCGCGCATGAGCGCGGCCGAGCAGGTGCAACTTGCCGAGAAGCTCGGCTACAGCTACGACGACGAAGACCCGAGCAGCCGCCTGCTCTCGAAGCAAGGCAGCGTCGGCGTGATCTCGATCCGCGGCCCGCTCACGAACAGCGACCGTAGCTGGATGAACTCGTACATGGGCACGACGGGCTATCCGGAGATTCGCTCCGCGCTGGTGGAAGCCGCGAAGGACTCGAGCATCAAGTCGATCCTGCTCGACGTGAGCTCGGGCGGCGGCGCAGTGTCGGGCGTGAGCGATACGGCGAAGCTCATCCAGATGGTCGGCAAGCACAAGCCGATCATCGCGTACGCGGACGGCGTGATGGCGTCGGCGGCGTACTGGCTCGGAAGCTCGGCCAGCAAAATCTACGCGAGCGACACGGCGGACGTCGGCTCGGTCGGCGTCATCAACGTGCACACCGAGCGCACCGGCATGATGGAGCAGATGGGCGTCAAGGCGACGGTGATGCGCGCCGGCAAGTACAAGGCGCTCGGGCATCCGATGGAAGCATTCACCGACGAGGCGCGCACGCAGTGGCAGGCCGGCCTCGACGCGGTGTACAGCGTCTTCGTGCAGCACGTCGCCGACGCGCGCGGCGTGACGTACGCGAAAGCGGACAGCACGATGGCTCAGGGGCGAGAATTTGTCGGCGAGGCCGCAGTTGGAGTAGGACTTGTCGATGGAGTCGCTACTTTCGACGAAGTTCTTGCGCAAATGCAGCAAAAAGGCGTTGACAATTCTCCCTTTCAGTTCAACAATTCGGCCCATAATAATAAGGAGGGGCATGTGAAAAAGACCCTGACGGAACAGGAAATCGCGGCGCTCGCCGCGGGCGGTGCCGCAGCAGCAGCTGCTGGCGCGGTCGCTGAAACCCCTGCCGCAACCACCGAAACCCCCGATCCCGCAGCCGTCGCAGCAGCCGCTGCCGCCGCCGCGCCCGCCGCTGCCGCCGCCGCCGCTGCTCCCGCAGTCGCCACGCAAGGCGACTCGGAAATCGTCGCGTTCCTGCGCGGCGAACTCCAGGCTGCGAACGCGAAGGTCGCCGAAGGCGCCGTCGAACTGGCCGCAGCCCGCGCGCAACTGACCGCTCAAGCTGATACGCATGCCGCTCTCGAAGAGATCGCGCGCGGCGCCGTGCACAACATGCACGTCGCGCTCGGCGGCTCGAAGCGTGACCTGTCGGCCATGAGCGGCGTCGCACTGGTCGGCGAGCACAAGCGCCTGAGCGGCGAGTTCGTCGAGAAGTTCAAGGTCGGCGGCGTCGCAGCAGAAGTCACGAAGCCTGCCGAAGCGGAAGCTCCTGCTGTTGCCTCGGACGTGCGTCGTGCAGCAGTCGCGGCCACTCGTTTCAACCAGAAAAAGGGGTAATCCAGCATGGCAAAGTTCACGTTCCAACCGACCGTTCCGGTCGACAGCACCTTCTCGGCCAAGCTCGGCACGGACACCGTGGCGAACGGCGGCGGCCTGACGGACGCTGACGTCGGCAAGTTCGTCAAACTTGTCGCTCCGGACACCTACGGCCTGTGCGCCGAAGGCGACCCGATCGAAGGCGTGCTGACCGCAGTCGAGCCGGCGACGATCGACGGCTACAGCTTCGGCACCGTGGCGAAGGAAGACATTCGCGTCAAAGTGACGCTGGAAGGCCCGGTTGCTTTCGGCAACTTCGTCGTGGCCGGCACGCCGGTCGCGCGCGGCACGAAGCTCACCGGAACTCCGAAGGTCAAGGCGTCGGCCACGCCGACCGCGCCCGGCATCCGTCCGTGGCGCACGATCTCCGGTGGTTCGATCGACGGCGCGCAGGCGCTGATCGAATTCATCTGGTAAGCAGCAGCACCGAGCTCTGACAACGGTCCCGAAAGGGACCGTGAAGCACAACAACAAAAACCAAGGAGCGGATATGCCGGTCTTTATCGATGCACAAGGCGCACGTCAGGACGTCAAGCTGGACGTGACGATTTACAAGGAAGCTGAAGCACGCAACATGACCGTGCCTCAGTACCTGAACGCGAAGTACCAGACCAACGCGGATCGCGATGGTACGGCCTTCGAACAGTTCATGGCATCGTGCGGCCTGTTCTTCAAGGCCAATCGCTCGGCCGGCATCAAGCCGCCGACGATGCACGACATCGTGAACGGCGGTGCCGAGCTCAACTTCAACGCCCTCGAAGGCAAGCAAGCTGGCGTGATCGTGCAAGAAGCGCAACCGGCCTCGCGGATCATCTTCCCGGCCGTGTTCCTCGAAGCGATCGACAGCGCGCTGCACAACGACTACTCGTCGTACGTCGGCCTGTTCAACCAGCTTGTCGCGGTCGACGACTCGATCAACAGCAACCGCTTCGAACAGCCGCTGCTCGACTACTCGAACGTGAACGGCACGGTCGCGCAGCCGATCGCTCAGCTGTCCGAGCCGGCATCGATGATCGGCATCAAGATCAGCGACGTCGCGCGCAAGATTCCGACGTTCTCGCTCGGTCTGCAGGTGTCGTTCGAAGCCATGAAGGCGACGACGCTCGACCTCGTGGCGATGGCGATGAGCCGCCAGGCTGAATTCCAGCAGGCATACCTCGTCGACGGCTACATCCAGTCGTTCCTGAACGGCGACATCGACATGGGCTCCGCTGCTCTGTCCACCTCGAAGGCTTCGGACTTCGACTCGTCGATCACGACGGCAGGCAACCTCACGCAACTCGCGTGGGTCAGCTGGCTGCGCCGCAACTTCCGCAAGCGCCACATCGATTGGGTCTTCTGCGACCTGAAGACCGCGCTCGCGATCGAGAACCGCACCGGCCGCCCGGTGATCGTTCAGGACGATCCGAACTCGCCGCGTATCAACCCGCTGCCGCACGTTCAGAACCCGCAGTGGCAGAACGTCAACATCTTCCTGCTGGAAGACGGCGTGATCCCCACGGGCACGATCATGGGCATCGACAGCCGCTACGCGATCCGCCGCGTGCGCAACGCGCAGGCTTCGTACAGCGCGGTCGAGCAGTACGTGATGAGCAAGTCGGAAGCGCTGCGCTGGGACTTCGGCGAAGTCGCCTACCGCATGTTCGACGACGCGTTCGACGTGCTGGTGCTCCAGTAAGCACCTGAGTGAAGGGGCCGATGGCCCCTTCTTTCGCTGAAACTCCCGAGGAGAACGACATGGCAAGCAACCCCGCCGCGCCGAACCGTATCCCGGTCAAGCAGATGCCGCCGGCTAAGCCGGCGAAGCCGCTCGGCCCGAATACGAGTCCGACACCCGGAATCTAAACCGGAGGTCGCGATGACCGAGAAGCCCTTGCCGAACTCGCCCTGGCGTCATCCAGTGCAGCAGTCCCCGGCACCGAAGCCCCCGCTCAAGCCGCCCGTGCGCTGAGCCCCGAGAGCAGGCGCGTCCTGCTCTCTGTTCGTTGAACTACCAGACAAGGATTGAAGATGGCAAAGACCACTGCGGCGCAAGAAGCGCCCGAGAACATCGGCGAAGTCGAAGCTGCGAGCGCACCGGGCGCTGGCGCACCGGGCGCACCGGCGCCGGACGCGATCGAGAAAAGCGTCGACGCCGCGCGCGCAGCAAACGCTGCGTCGCTCGTGGCCGCGCGCTCGAAGCACGGCGTGTCGGTCGGCGACGAGGTGACGGTCAAGTCGAACTACGGCGACCTGCGCAACCCGTTCGCGAACAATGGACAAGGCCACTGGTTCCGCGCCGGCACGCCCGAAACCGTCGTCGCCGACGAGTGGCTCGTGCACCAGCTTGACCATCGCATTCTGGCCCTCGCGTAAGGAGCCGGCATGCAACTCTCGGACCTGACGAGCTACGACTCGATCCGACTTGCCCTTGGCATGGATGACGACGAGCTCGAGGACAACGCGCTCGGCGCGGAGTACCTGCTGTTCTCCGTGAAGGCAGAGCTCCGCGCGCAGAGTGCGCTGGTCGCGTACATGTACATTGCCGAGAAAGCCGAAGAGGAGCGCATCGATGCGGAGCAGAACCTGTTCGAAGCGGTCCGGTTGTGGGTGCCGTTTGTGGTCGGCATGCAGCTGCGCAGCACGCTGCCGCTCGGCGCTCCGAAGCAGATCGCGGACGGCAAAGCCTCCGTCGCTCGCGACGCCGCTGCTCCGTTCACGCTGACGATGCAGGTGCTGATGGACGAATACAACCGCCTGAAGGTGCTCGTTCAGGACGCAGTGACCGAGTTCAACGGTAAGACCGTGACCCGCCACGCGATCCAGACGTACGTTGCCGGCGGTGTTCCCACCTATGACCCGGTGACCGGCTGATGAAACTCTCACGCGCCGCTTCGCACTTCGACTCGACCGTCTTCCTCGACGCGTACACGCCCGGAAAGCCGATCTACGGCCAGATGGACGTTTACGACGACTCGAAGCGCGATGGTCTGATGAACACGCGGCGCGTGTTCTCGTTTTCCCCGGAGGTCGTCATGCCGGCGCGCGGCGTGCTCACGGCAAATGGGGAGCACTGGATACTCGGGCGGTGCAATGTGGATGACTTCCGCAACGTGCCGATCCGACACAAGTATCCGGTGCAGCGGGCGGACGGCCTCGCGTTGGCGCAAACCACCGCGCAGCTGCTGTCCGGAAGCGGCGGCACGTCGGCCTACAGCGGCCTCGTGTGGGTGAAGGACCTGAAGGACGCGACGACCGACTCGAATCAATGGAGTCAGGCAACGCTCTACTTCCCGGAGCATGAGACTGTCGTGGCCGGTATGTTCGTCACGCTCAACGGCATCCTCTACTACACGAACAACCGCTACTGGTCCGCCGCCGGCTTCCTCGCTGTCGAAGGGATCGAGATGGACGCCGGCTACGGCGTGAAGACGATCGGCTACGCGACGAAGGGCGCGTACGATGCCGTGAACGACGTCATGTCGCCGGGGTCGAGCGTGCAGATGCCGGCCGTCGTCATGCGCTTCCAGAACAATTACCAGTACCGCAACGCGGACTCCGACAGCTACTCGCGCGGGGACCTTGCCGTGATGGTTCGAAAGCTCGATATGGCTCAGCCTGTCCAGAACGAGAACGTCACCATCGACGGCGCGGCGTGGCGCGTGCTCGACTTCACAAGCGCCGACGAGTGCTGGCTGCTGCATGCGCGGCGTGCATGATCCGGATCACGAACCCGATCGAGTTTTCCAACGGCCTCAACGCATGGTTTGAAGAAACCCTGCATGAGGTCGAAGCCGTTTTCCGCGGCTACACGATCAAGGTGTTCGGTTTCGTCGCGCTCGAGACGCCGCAGTATCAGGGCACGGTCGTCATGAACTGGAAGTACAGCGTCGGCTCGCCGGAGGTAGGCGGCGGTGACCCGACACTTGTCACACGCGCGCGAGACAAGGGCGTCGATCCGCTGCACAAGGGTGAGGCAGAGGCGATTGACTACGCGGCAGGGCAGAACAGCAGCAAGCCGGACGAAGTGAAGTTCGATGATGGGCTGAGCCTGCCGGCGGTGTACATCGTCAACGCGCTCACCGACGATTATGTTGCGCGCATCGAGAGCAGTCCGGACGGATTCCTGCGTCCAGTTAACCTTCCGGGGCATATGCTCGAGCGCGCTGCGAACCTGTACGGCGACGTGCAGATCGACAGCAACTACGCGAGCCGGCTGCAGCGGGCACGCATGACGTTCGGCGACTTCGAGTTGCCGGCAGGGGTGTGAGATGACATTCGATGACGCGCGCCGCGCGATCGCCGCGGCACTGCAGACCGCCTGGACTGCGCAATTCCCGGAGTTCAAGCTCCAGTTCGAGAACGTCGGCAACGTCGATCTCGCGACCGAGCCGAATCCGTTCATGAACGTATTCATCAAGTACCACGACTCGCATCAGGTCGACATGAACGCGAGCCCGACGTGGCGGTATCACGGATACCTGCACTGCGAGGCGTTCACGAAGGTCGGCGCGGGAACTAAACAAGGGAACGAGATGCTGACTTTCGTCGACCGCCTGCTGCGCGGCGCGATGCTCGGCGGCATCACGTTCCAGCAGGGACAACCCTTGTCTCCCGTGCCGGGACCGGGTTGGTACAAGCAGCCTCTGATGCTCAGGTTTTACTTTGACGACAGAGGCTGAATGTAGTAGATTCGGCGCAAAATAGAAGCACATCGATAACAATAAGAGGGAGACAGCCCCCATGAGTAATCTGCTTTCCACGAGCTCACGCGCACAGCTGAGCTACATTCAGGAAACGGTCTTCGGTCAGACCCCGATCGCCGGCAACGGCAGCGCGCTGCGCTTCACGGGCGAGTCTCTCGCATTCAAGCTCAAGACCGAAAGCAGCAAGGAAATCCGCCCCGACCGCCAGATCACCGATCTGATTCAGGTTGGCGCCGACGCATCCGGCGGCTTCAACTTCGAGCTCTCGTTCCTCGAGTACGACGCGCTCATGCAGGCGGCGCTCCAAGGCACGTGGGATACGACGAACAATCCTGTGCAGACGTCCGGCCGCCTCGTGAATGGCACGACGCAGCGCTCGTTCACGCTCGAGAAGGCGTTCTCCGACGTCAACCAGGTATTCGCGTACCGCGGCATGGTCGCCTCGAAGATGTCGCTCGACCTGAAGTCCGGGTCGATCCTGACTGGCTCTTTCGAGTTCACCGGCAAGGATTCGGTGCGCACAACCGCGACGACGCTTCCGGGCACGTTGACGGCTTCGCACACCAACGACACGATGAACTGCGTGAAGGGTGTCGGCACGATCCTCGAAGGCGGCGTTGCGCTCGCGAACACGTTCGTGAAGTCGCTCAAGCTGGACCTCGACAACGCGGTGCGCGCGCAGGATGCGGTCGGCGTGTTCGGCACGGCCGGCGTCGCGTCGGGCACGCTGAAGGTGACCGGCACGCTCGAGGTGTACTTCGCTGACGGCGCGCTGTACGACAAGTTCCTGAACAACACCTCGACGAGCCTGTCGTTCAAGGCCCTCGACGGCGCAGGCAACGGCTACACGTTCACCTTGCCGAAGATGAAGTACTCGGACGGCAAGATCAACGCCGGCGCGCTGGATCAGGACGTGATGGTGTCCCTGCCCTACCAGGCGCTGCTCGATCCGACCAGCGGCCACACGATCATCATCGATCGCATCGGCGCAGTGTCCTAAGCAGCAAACTGAGAATGCCGGGGAAACCCGGCATTTTCTGTATCCCTGATTGACATATTTAGCTGTACGGGACATACTCCGCCCGTTCTCATAACCACAACGACAAAGGAACACCGTGGACATCTTTGCATCTTTCGCCACCAACGAAGACCTCGAGAAGAACGGCGCGCGCGTCGATCTCGGCCAAGGCGCGTCGATCCGCGTCGCGCGCTCGAATAGCCGCGCGTACTCGAAGCTGCTGGCGAAGCTGGTCGAGCAGAACAAGGCCGTGCTCGACAAGGGCGACGACACCGCTGACGCGAAGTCGGACGAGATCATGGTCGAGGTGATGGCGCAGACGCTGCTGAAGGGTTGGGACGGCCTGAAGTACAAGGGCAAGACCCTGCCGTATAGCCTCGAGAACGCGCGCCTGGTCCTGAATCACAAGGACTTCCGCCGCGTGGTCGCGCAGCACTCCGACAACTTCGAAAACTTCCGCGCGCAAGCTGAGGCCGAAGCCGAAAAAAACTGATCGACTGCTTGCTTTGGGAGCTCGAGTGGGGGGACCAGTACCCGACCCTGCTCGAGGTCTACGAGGTGAGCGGTATCAAGCCGAAGGCGCTCGTTGATCGGCCGACCCTGCAGCAGCAGAACAGGCACTTTCTGGAGGCGTTTTACGACCTGAATCCAAGCCGACAAATAGGCATGACGATCGGGCCGATACCCTGCTCAGAAGTGCTTGCCTACGTTCAGTTGCTCGGGGACTACACGGCCGATGAACGGCTCCGTCTGCTCCGCGTGGTGCGAAGGCTCGACGCGGCGTACATGGAGTTCACCGCTTCGAAGAAAACCAGCCCCTAATCGGGCTGGTTTTTTTATGCTCCGGAAAGGATAATGCGGAACATAAAACGCCTAAAAAAACAATAAGAAGGGGGCCGTTTGTCGCAACTCACCCTCAAAATCGAGGCAGACGTATCGGCCCTGAAGCAGCTTCAGGAGTCGGTCAAGGGCCTCACCGATCAGATCACCTCCGCCTCTGCCCTCCTCGCGAACGCCGTTCGCGTGAGCGGCAATGAAGCGGCGACCGCCGCGCGCACCGCGCAGGTGGAAGTCACGCAAGCGACCGATGCGATGACGCAATCGGTGCTCGCGTCTGCCGAGCGGCGGGCGTCGGGCGTCGCGGCGTCGGCGAAGGCCGAAGCGAAGGCGGCGACGGAGGCTGCCGATGAGCAGCTTCGCACGCAGGCCAACCTCAACGCGAAGCTCGAAGCGATCGCCAAGCAGCGCGCGGACATCCTGAACGCGCGCAACAGCGTGCTCGGGCGCACCGGCGCGAACGTCTATAACTCGCTCGAGGGTGCGGACCAGCGGCAGCAGGTGGAACTTGCCGCGCTTGAGGCCGGCGAGCAGGCGAAGATTCGCGTCCAGATGCAGGCGCTAGACGTCATGGCGCAGCAGGAGCGTTGGGGCGCGGAGAAGCGCCTTCAGGCGCAGGTAGAGGCACTTGACGTGCTGGCGCAGCAGGAGCGCTGGTCGGAAGACAAGCGCATTCAGGCACAGGTACAAGCCCTCGACCTGCTCGCACAGCAGGAGCGTTGGGGCGCGGAGAAGCGCCTGCAGGCGCAACTCGAGGCGCTGGACGTCATTGCGCAGAACGAGCGATGGAGCGTTGAGAAGCGCATCGCCGCGCAGAACGAAGCCATCGACGTTATGGCGCAGCAGGAGCGTTGGGGCGCAGAGAAGCGCCTTCAGGCGCAACTCGAAGCGCTCGACGTGATCGCGCAGAACGAGCGCTGGTCCGCTGAGAAGCGCGTCTCGGCACAGAATCAAGCCATTGACCTTATTGCGCAGCAGGAGCGTTGGGGCGCGGAGAAGCGCCTTCAGGCTCAGACTGAGGCGCTGGACCTGCTCGCGCAGCGGGATCGCTGGTCCGAAGAGAAGCGCATCAAAGCGCAGGTCGAAGCTGTCGACCTGATGGCGCAGCAGGAACGTTGGGGCGCGGAGAAGCGCCTCGAGGCGCAAGCGCAGGCGCTCGATATGCTCGCGCAGCGCGAGCGCTGGTCGGACGAGAAGCGCCTCGCGGCGCAGAAGCAGGCGCTCGATCTGATGTTGCAGAACGAGCGGTGGGCCGCGGAGAAGATGGCGGACGCGGACGCGTTCAGGAATGCGTCCTTCGCGACCTCCTCCCCGCGCTCGCGCCTGCGCACGGCGGAGTCGGCCGGCCTCGCGATGGCGGGCGGCGTCTCCGAAGAAGCGGCGATCGCGCGCTACGGATCGGCAGCCGTAGCGGCAGCCGCGAACGTCCACCAGCTGCGCATCGAGCTCGAGCAGGAGGCAGCGGCACAGGCCAAGGGGACTGCGGCCACCGTCGAGCACACTGAGGCTCTGCGCCTGCAGCGCGTCCAGGCGGCTGAGGTTAGCACGCAGATGGCCGGCCTCAACAAGGGGCTGTCTTCCGGCTTCGGCGGCGGCGTCGGCATGCTTACGCAGACGGCGGGCATGGCAGCGGGCTTCGGACTTGCCTCCGCGCTTGTGCAGGCGGTGAAGGCCGGCAGCGAATTCGAATACCAGATGAAGTTCGTGCAGGTCATCTCGGAAGCGACTGGCGAGACGATGGAGTCCGCCGGCCGCCGCGTGCTCGAGATGTCCAGCAGCATGATGGCGAGCAGCCTTGACCTTGCGACGGCGATGCGCACGCTCGCGCAGGCCGGTCTGTCGGCGCAGGACTCGCTGCGCGCGCTGCCGGCGGCGATGAACTTCGCGCAGGTCGGCGAGACGGACGCGAAGACTGGCACGAATCTGTTGCTCGGTTCGATGACAGCGTTCAAGGAGACAGCCGCTGACCTGCCGCATATCGGCGACGTGTTCGCGAAGGCCGGTAAGCTCGCGCGGCAAACGCCCGAAGCGATCGGCGAGTCGATGAAGCAAGCCTCGAGCATCGCGTCGCGCTTCAACATCTCGATGGAAGAAACCGGCGCGGTGCTCGTGGAGCTCGGCCGGAAGAACATCGGCGGCTCCGCGGCGGGTACGGCGATCCGCGCGATGATGGAGGACCTGATGGGCCGCACGTCTGCGGCGCGCAAGGCGATCCAAGCGCTCGGCGTCGAGATGTACGACTCGGAAGGCCGCTTCCGCAGCATCGTCTCAATCATCGAGGAGATGAAGGCCAAGCTGAGCACGCAGACGCAGCAAGGCCAGAACAACTTCATCAACGAGATCGCAGGCCAGCGCGGCGGCAAGGTGCTGCTGACGCTGCTCGAGGGCGCGAAGGGGGAACTGCAGGGCATCAACGAGCAGCTGCTGCACGCCTCCGACAACCTTGGCTTCATGCAGCGCGCCGCGTCCGAATTGAAGGACACGACGAAGGGTCAGTTGTCCGAGGCGATGAACACGCTCCAGGCCGACTTGATCTCCGCGTTCCAGAGCAACTCGGGCGGCATGCACGATCTCGCCGTCTACCTGAAGCAGACGTTTGCATCGGCTGAGTTCCGCAACGGCGTCAACTCCACCGCATCGAGCGTCGCACACCTTGTCGAGGAGCTCATCAAGGCCGGTCCGGCGGTCGAAGCCGTGGCGAAGGCGTACATCGCGCTGAAGGCCGGCATGCTTGCTGGCGACGTTGCTGGCGCCGCCGTCACGGGTTTCATGAACCTGCGCAAGGCGCTGGACTTCGTGCGGATCGGCTTCGTGTCGCTGGCGACTGCCGAAGAAGTCGAGGCTGCGACTCTCGCGGCGGCGACCGGCGGGCTGTCGCTGCTCGTCGGCGCGCTCGTCGCGGCAGGCGTCGCGTGGTGGGCGTTCGCCGACGACGGCAAGCAGTCCGTCTCCGGTACGGCAGCGGCGTTCAAGGGCCTCGAGGACACGGTGTATCTGGCCGCCGACAATGTGCAGGCCAAGCTGGCGACCACGATGGAGAAGGCCAAGCCGCACTACGACTCGCTCGGTCATCTGCAGCAGGACTTCGACGCGCGGCGCGTGGATTCGCGCAATAAGGACTACGAGCATCAGCAGCAGTTGAACAGCATGGAGTTCACTGCGCTGCGCACGCACCTAAACGACGCGTTGCGCGCTTATCAGCAGAGCAGCGGCGACAAGGAAACCGCGCTCGCCGCTTTCATCGATAACGTCAAGAAAATCTACGCCGAGTGGGGCCGAGTCGAGAACGAGCAGTTCGACCAGATGGTCATCAAGGCGGCGACGTCGTACGCGCAGGCGGAGCGCGTCACCGAGGATAGCCTGCGCAAGCAGGAGTCCGGGTGGAAGACGTTCGAGCTCGGCGTGAAGGGCGTGCTCGACCGTATTGCCCTGCACACGGCGGGCGTGACGAGCGCGATCGCGAACGCTTGGAACAAGGTGTTCGATCCGGCCAACGGCGTCGGCCCCGGCCACGGAAAGTCAGAGGTCGGCGATTCGTCCTGGCTCGGCGGGGTCATCAACGACCAGCGCATGAAGGAGCGACGCGAGCGCGAGCAGAATGACGCGCGCGCGGCGGCGGCGAAGTCGGAGGAGTTGCTCAAGCAGCCGCTCGACATGAGCCTGAACGGAAAGATGGCGCAGGCGAACGTTGCCGGCGACCTTGACTACCGCATCAGCCAGTTGAAGGGCTACAGCGACGAAATCTCGAAGAAGCTGCTCTCGACGCTGCAGTCCGACCGTGAAAAGTTCGTCACGGCAGTGCACGAGGCCGAAAAGCTGCAGGCCGCCGCAGACGGCGACGCGAAGGCCACGGCGGTAGGTACGCAACAGTACGGCACCGAAACGCATCAGCCGGCGGACAAGGAAGCCGCAGCCGCCGCGCAGCGCCTTTGGGTCGACCGCGTGTCGAATGCGCGCGACGCGTACAAGAACGAGACGACACTTGCCGAGTCCGCCGCGCGCGACCAGCAGAAGATCGCTGACGAACTGAATAAGGCGAAGCTGCTCGAGGATGGGGAGTATCTCGCACAGACTGATGCTATCCAGAGCCGCCGCATCGCCGCCGACATTGCAGCGGAGCGCAAGCTCATTTCAGCACTCGAGGCGCTGCGCGCAACTGCGCGAGATAAGGAAGCGCAGGACGAAATCAACCGGGTGGAGAAGGATGCCCGGACGCGGGTTGAGGTCGAGCAAAGCAACGCGCAGAGGTTGAAGGACCAGCGAGCCATAGACAACTTCATTGGCGCGGACAAGAAGATCGGCTCGGCGGTAGAGTCCGGCGAGAAGGAAATTCGCGCGCTGAAGGAAAAAACTGAAGCACTTGAACTCACGCGCAAGTCGACGAAGAACGCGGCAATCGACAACCTCCAGCTTGAGTTGAGCGAGGAAGGTGTGGCGGAGCGCCTGAAGGCAGCTACCGCTGCGATGGACTCCTGGCGCCGCGCCGGGGCTGTCGGTAAGTCACCAGTTCAACTGCTCACCGAACAGACGGAGAGCGCCAACAGGGAACTCGACGAACTTTACCTGAACCTCTCGCGCGTGCAGGCGGCCGAGTTGCGCGCCAAAGGAGACACTGCGGCTGAAAAATCCGCGCAGAAGCGCGCCACTTTCGGGATGTCGAAGCTCGACGCCGACAAGTCCAACGCGACGTTCAAGGTCGATCAGCAGTACAACCCGGCGATCGCTGCGGCCGAGCAGCACCTTAACGATCTCAAGGCCAAGGGGTTGTCGCTATCGAAGGCGCAAGACGCGCTCGATGCGCTGAAGGTAAACCGTGCAACCGCTGAGAAGCAGGCCGTAGACGAGGTGGCCGCATCGTACGATCAAGAGCACAGCGTCATGGAGCAGATGCAGCGCGCGACGCAGCAGTATCAGGACCAGCACGAGAACGCGGCGAAGGCGGTGGCTGGTGTCTGGACGTCGGCAATGGACGGCCTCACCAACAGCCTCACGAGGATGGTGATGGGCCAGAAGGCGCAGTGGAAGGAGCTCGGCGCGTCGATTCTCGAGATGCTCGCAAAGATCGCGATCGAGAAGGCGATCGCTGGTATCGCCGGCGGAATCACGATGGGGGCGAGCTCGCTGTTCACTGCGGCGGTCGGCACCAAGCACAGCGGCGGTATCGTTGGCGTCTCCGACAATCCGTCGAAGTCGGTGAGCAGCAGTCTGTTCTCCGGTGCGCCGCGCTTCCACACCGGCGGCATCGTCGGTGACGAGGTGCCGATCATCGCGAAGCAGGGTGAAGGCGTATTCACGAAGGAGCAGATGAGGAGCCTTGCCCCGGTTGACGGCTCGGGCGGTGCGAACCAGAATAACGTGCAGATCACGATCAACGTCGGCGGCAGCAACGGAGCGTCGAGCAGCAGCGACTCCTCCGGCGGCAGCGGACTCGGTGACGTGAACAACTCGCAGTGGACGAAGCTCGCGAACAGTGTGAAGCAGTTGGTGCAGCAGCAACTGAACACTGAGATGAAACCGGGCGGCTTGCTCAACAAACGATAATAAAAAATGGCAGCTGACGACTTCACGTGGAAGCCGTCCTACTCGACGAACCTGACCCGGCAGCCTACGGTCAGGGAAGTCAAGTTCGGGGACGGATACATCGGGCGCGCGCCCGATGGCATCAACAACGCACCGCTCACCTACGCCATCACCATCAACGTGCTGAGCGACGCGGACGCGGACGCGATCGACGAATGGCTCGCAGCGAGAAAGGGGGCAGTCTCCTTTCTCTGGACACCGCCGCGCAAAACGCAGCGGAAGTGGACCTGCAAGCAGTGGCAGGTGTCGTTCGATGAGTTCAACGGCAACACCTTCACCGGCACCTTCGTGGAGGACTTGAACCCATGAGCCTGAGCCTCGACTATTACAGCAAGCTCGAGACGACGGCCGAGATCGTCCTCTTCGAGCTCGACGGCACGTCGTTCGGCGGAGACGTGTTCCACTTTTACGCCGGCTCGAACGAGATGAAGCAGCCGGTCGTTTGGCAGAACGTGACGTACACGCCCTTCCCTGTCCAGGCGGAAGGCTTCGAGTTCGATGGCCAGAACCGGCTGCCGCAGCCGACGCTCACCTTGTTCAATATCGATGGCGTGATCGGCCAGCTTATCAAAAGCCTGAACGATTACATCAACGCGCGGGTGACGCGGCACCGGGTTCCGTACAAGTACCTCGACGCGGTGAACTTCGAAGGCGGAGTGAATCCGTACGCGGACCCCACGGCTGAGTACCCGGTCGACATCTACTTCGTGACCCGCAAGGCGAAGGACAACAACCTGATCGTGCAGCTTGAGCTCGGGCCGGCGAGCGAGGTGACTGGCGTCAAGGTGCCGGGGCGCAAGGTCATCGCGAATGTCTGCACCTTCACCTACCGTAAGGAAGGTTGCGGGTACGCGGGCAGCATGTATGACATCAACAATCAGCCGACGACCGACGCGGCGAAGGACCAGTGCCCGAAGACGCCGACAGGGTGCAAGTGCCGATGGGGCGCCACGGCGATCCTGCCGTACGGCGGATTCCCCGCCTCTCAATTCATGAACCAAGCGTGATGAACGAACAGACCCTGAACGAATTCAAGCGGCTCGCAGAAGCTGAGTTTCCGAAGGAGGCGTGCGGACTTGTCATGCTCGTCAACGGCGCGGAGGTGTTCCGCGCTTGCCAGAACGTTGCGTACGATCCGACGAAGGGCTTCGAAATATCGGGCGAGGAGCTCGCGCGCGCGGAGAGTGAAGGCGAGATCATCGCCGTTTGCCACACGCATCCGAACGCGAGCCCGCTGCCGTCCGACGCGGATCGCGTCGCGTGCGAGGAGATGGCGGTGCCGTGGCACATCATGGCGTGGCCTGGCGGTGCGGTTTTCGACCTTCAGCCGTCCGGATGGAAAGCACCACTGATCGGCCGCAACTTCTATCACGGCGTGCTCGACTGTTGGGCGCTGGTGCGCGACTACTACGACGAGGTGCTCGGCATCAAGCTCCCGGACTTCCCGCGCAAAGACCACTGGTGGATGCGTCCCGGAGACGAGAACCCGTACCTGAAGTACATGGACGAGGCCGGCTTCGTGCAGGTGCCGATCAGCGATCTGCGCGAGCACGACGGCATTCTGATGCAGATCGGTGCGCGCACGCCGAACCACGGCGCGGTCTACGCCGACGCTTCTCGCAACTGGATCATTCACCACCTCTACAATAGAATGTCGGTCAGAGAGGTGTACACCGACTCGTGGCGCAGGCTGACGCGCGGGGTGTACCGCCACAAGAGCCTTCTATAAAAACAAGAATAAGGAGAGGCCGTGCTCCGAACAGTCAAACTGTCGGGCGCGCTCGGGAAGAAGTTCGGCCGGGAGTGGCGATTCGACATTCGCACGCCGGCCGAAGCGTTTCGAGCGCTCGCCGCGAACAATAAGGGCTTCGTCGCCCACCTCGCACAAGCCGCCCAAAAAGGGCTTTCCTACCGCGTGTTCGTCGACAACCGCCCGATCGGCGAGGACACGTTCCTCAGCCCGACCGGAGCGGAGACGATCCGCATCTCGCCTGTCGTGCGCGGTCAGAAGAGCGGCGCAGTCGCCGGCATTCTGATGATCGCCGCAGCGGTCGCGCTGACCGTCTGCACGATGGGCGCGGGCGGGGCGCTGGTCATCGCCGGCGCGACGGTCATGTCCGCCTCGACGGTATCGGCAGTCACGGTCGGACTTGTCATGGGTGGCATCTCGGCCCTGCTGCTCGGCAACCGCGCGCCGACGTTGCGCAACGCAGCCAATCAGCAACCGTCCTATTCGTTCTCCGGCGCGGTCAATACGACGGCGCAAGGCTCTCCCGTACCGCTCTGCTACGGAAAGATGGTTGTCGGCTCGCAAGTGATCTCCGCCGGCCTCGAAGCAGGAGACATTCCCCTTGGCACGTAAAGGAATCATCGGCTACAAGGGCGGCGGGGGCGGCGGCGGAAACGAAGACCCCAATACGCTGCGATCCTCCGAGTACGCGCGCGTGCTCGACCTGTTGAGCGAGGGTGAGATCGGCGGTCTGGTCAACGGCCTCCAGTCCATTTATCTCGACGACACGCCGCTCCAGGCGACGGACGGCTCGTGGAACTTCTCCAATGTGCGCGTCGACGTGCGTACCGGCACGGCGGATCAGGCGTACATCGCTGGCTTTCCGGAAGCGGAGAACGAAGTCACTGTCGGACAAAAGGTGTCCGCGCAGACGCCGCTCGTGCGCACGATCACGAATCCGGAAACCAACGCGGTGCGGCTCACGGTGAGCGTACCGGCGCTGACTTCAACGGACACCGGCACAGGCGACATTCACGGCTCGTCCGTCTCGTACCACGTCGAGCTCTCGAACGGCGGAGGCCCCTTCGTCCCGATGCCGGTCGGCTCATCATGGTCGAACGCGGTCACCGGCATGCACCAATACCAGTGGCAAGCACCGTCTGCCGCCTACGGCATCGGCGTGGCGCTCGGTTGGGACGGCAACGGAAACGTCTCGTACCAGCTTGACTACAGGCTTGTGGGAACGACGGAGTGGGTGACCTACACCACCGAGACGATCAACAAGAGCGACCTCGACATCCAGTTGACCTATGAGGCCAACTCGGGGAACGCCTCGGCCGGCATGTCGAGCTCCGGCTCGCAGTCGGCCCTTCTGCAGATGAAGAAGTCGGCCCGCGTGATCGACATTCCGCTCGTGAACGGCCAGTACGAGGTGCGGCTCACGAAGACCGGCGGCAACGGAGACATCTACATCTACGGCGGGCGCGTGCCTGGCACGTCGAACACCGACACGATCTCCGGCAAGACGACAGCTAAGTACGAGCGCAGCTTCTACATGCCGCTCACCGGGCAGGCCCCGTGGTCGATCCGCCTCGTGCGCGACACGCCGGACAACGTGAAGTCGAACGTCACGAACGACCTGTATTGGGACTCGTACACCGAGGTCATTGAAGCCAAGCTGCGCTACCCGCTGTCGGCGATCGTCGGACTTCGAGTCGATGCAACTCAGTTCAGTTCAATTCCCCGGCGCTCGTACCATATCTACGGCATCAAGGTTAAGGTGCCGTCGAACTATGACCCGGCCAGTCGTGGCTACAACGGCACGTGGGACGGCACCTTCAAGGTCGCGTGGACGGACAACCCGGCGTGGATTTTCTACGACCTCGCGACGAACAAGCGCTACGGGCTCGGCAACTACATCGACGAAACGCACATCGATAAGTGGCAGCTGTACTCGATCGCCGCTTACTGCGATCAGCTGGTCCCGACCGGCTTCCTCGACGAGGCCGGAAACAAGACGTACGAGCCGCGCTTCACCTGCAACTGCTACCTGCAGCAGGAGGAGGATGCGTGGAAGGTGCTGGCCGACCTCGCCGCTGTCTTCCGCGGCATGGTGTATTGGGGCGTCGGATCGGTGAGTCTCAATCAGGACGCGCCGCAGGATGTGTTCTGGCAGTTCAACCAGTCGAACGTCGTCAACGGAAACTTCGAGTATTCCGGCACCGCGCGCAACGCACGCCACACGGTGGCACTTGTCCAGTGGAACGATCCGCTGAACATGTACAACCAAGCCTACGAGTACGTGCAAGACGATGACGGCGTGGCCCGACTTGGCTACAACAAGACGGATGTCGTCGCCTTCGGCTGCACGTCGCGCGGGCAGGCGCACCGCGTCGGCAAGTGGATTCTCTACTCTGAAATCTACGAGACGGAGACGGTTAGCTTCGACACCGGCCTCGAGGGCGTCCCGCTCCGGCCGGGTCACGTGATCCAGATCGCCGATCAGGTCCGCGCCGGCGCGCGCCGTGGCGGGCGCGTGCTGTCCGGCAGCACGACGAGCGCGATCAACATCGATCAGCCGCTCAATCTCGACGCCGGCAAGACGTACACGCTTTCGCTCATGAGCGGCGGATCGCTCGTGACGCGCAACATCTCGAACCCTGCCGGGTCGACGAATGTCCTCCACGTGAATCAGGCGCTGCCTACGGCGCCAGAAGCCGACGCGGTGTGGGTTGTGAGCGAGCCGGCGCTCGAGCCGCAGCTTTTCCGCGTGCTGAACGTGAAGGAGAACACCTCCGAAGGCACGTACACCGTGACGGCGCTGGAGTACAACGCGAGCAAGTTCGGCGCGATCGAGGACGGTCTGACGCTCGAGGTGCCGAAGACTTCCATCGTACCGGCGACGGCTGCGCAGCCGATCAACCTGCGCGTGGACGAGTCGACGTACTTTCTCGCACCGGGCGTGCTCGGTGTGAAGCTGCACTTTTCGTGGTCGGCCTCGTCGCCGCTCTACAACGTGAAGTGGCGGCGAAGCGACGACGGCCACGTGTCCAATTGGACAGAGGTTCAGGTTCAGTCGCCTCAGTTCGATCTCGAGCCGGTGGCGGAAGATGGGCAGTACGACTTCGCGGTGTCGGCCGTCACGACGCAGGGGCAGGTGTCGCCCGAGTCGGACATCACCTACAAGGTGCTCGGCACGACGAACCCGCCGGGACCGCCGACGAACCTGACGGCAAAGGGCGACTTCCGCTCCGTCATTCTGAATTGGGCGAACCCGAGCTCGATCGATCTCGACCACATCGAGATATGGGAGTCCAGTCGGGATGACGTGTCGACGGCGGTGATGGTTGGCACCGCGCACGGCACTCAATACGTCCGCACGGGACTTCCTGGCCTCACGACGCGCTGGTACTGGATCAAGGCGGTGAACATGCGCGGCATGGCCTCGCAGTTCAACAGCAACGAAGGCACGGTCGCGACCACGACGCAGGCGACGCACGATGACATGGTGCAGCAGTTCATCGACAACTCGCTGCTCGCGCCGACGCTGCTCTCCGAGATCACGGCGAACTCAGGCGCCGCAGCGCAGCTGCTGAGCTACTTCGACCAGCAGTCGCAGGCATCGGCCGACATCGCGTCGCTCAAGCAGGCGGTCGCCGTGCTGCAAAACTTCGTGAACACCGGCAAGTCGGACACGACGCAGTTCGTCACGCAAGAGACGCTGCTGAACGTCCAGAACGAGCTCGTGCAGGCGGCGGTGGACCAGATCAACGGCGTCTACAACGGGCCGAGTGGTGTGATCGCGCAGCAGATCACCAACCTGAAGACGGCGGTCGATCAGCAGTTCGCCAGCATTCAGGTGACGGCGCAAACGCTGAACGGACTGTCGGCGCAGTACACGATCAAGGTCGACGCGAACGGCGCTATCGCCGGTATCGGACTTGCCTCAACGACAGCCAATGGCGTGCCCGATTCCGAAGTGACGATCGTCGCGGACCGCTTCGCGATCGTCGCGCCGAACTCGCAGGGCGCAGCCGAAGCGCAGTACCCGTTCATCATCCAGACGATCAACGGCATTCCGATGATCTCGATGAACAGCGCCTTCATAACGGAGGTCACGGCCGCCCTTCTTCACTCGCCCGACAACAAGTTCCGGATCGACCTCAACAACAAGCTCATCTCCATCGAGGTTTGACATGCAGCGCGCCAAGCAAATTACCTTCAACGAGCAGTACGGGACCGGGCGCTTCCCGTTCGGTAACGTGCTCGTGGACATTGCACGGCAGATCACCGACGAGCACGCCGAGTTCTGGATCGGCAGCGACAAGGGCGGCAAGCCCTTTGCGCACCTCTTCGACCTGCAGCATCCGGAGCACGAGCCAGTGTTCCGCGTGCGCGTGCGCCGCGAGGCGTACAGCCCGGAACCGGCGGCGGAAACACTTGCCTACCTCGAGGAGAAGAACCGTCCGGTGCTGGAATTCTTCTGGCCGGGCGGCGTCGCGCGCACGTATTACCCGCTCTCCTACCAGCGGGCCGAGCCGTACACGGGGCGCGTCTACGAGGTGTTCAAGGCGGACTGCGTGACGCTGGCCGGCGAGTACCTGCGCGACGCCTACGGGCTGCCGATCCCTGACGCCACGACGGACCGAGCGGAGGAGCTCGCTGAGCGCTTCGGGCGCTCGTTCATGGAGCCGATGCTGGTCGATCTCGGCTTCGTCCACGTCGCGCTGCCGCAGCCTGGCGACGTCATCATCTGCGCCTCGCCGGGGAACCCCGAGCACGTCATGGTGATGGTCGAGAACGGGAACGTGCTCCATCACCCCGCGAACCGGCTGTCGTGCATCGAGGCGTACGACGGAGTGTGGGCGCGCAGGACGAACATGGTCTTTCGGCACGAGAGCAAGCTATGACAAAGCGCCTGATCGCAGACGGAGTGACCGGGCGAGTCGCCATCATGGAAGGCGGCTCGCGCCACGCGTTCGACTCGCCGGCCGACCACATGGACAAGATTTACTTCCACTCGGACCTTGACTACCTGTCCATCGTGCAGAAGGCGTACATCGCGGGCGTCTACATGCCTCCGATTCAGGCCGGCTACACGACACGCGTCTTCCAGAACGGCAAGAAGGGCACCTACGTCTTCACGGAGCCGAAGATCGTGCAGGGCGTTAGGACGTACGCCGTTGCGAACGTGCTCGGTGACCTGAACGGACCGGTCATCATCCTGTATCAGGGCCGCCCGGTAACCGGGCCGCTCCTGCTCTGCGACCTGAGCTCGAGCGAAACCGTCTCGGGCGGAGCCGTCATTCCCACGCGAGCGTACCGCTCGGTAGGCTTCGGCATCAGCGGCGGGAACATCATCGTCACGGAAACGTACCTGTCCATCGGCGGCGGCATAGTTCCGGGGTACACGCTCAACGACGTGGTGGCGCTCAAGCTGAACCTCGGGAGCGCGAACCCGACGTCCTCGGAGTCTCTGCACATCGAGCCGACGCTGTTCATCGCGTCGAAAGGAAAGATCGACTCCCGGCTGCGCTACCTCGCGCGATCCAACTCGCCCGACACCTATCTGCTTCCGGGGCGCACGATGGACCTGAGCAATGGAGGCGTGCGATACGCGAACAGCGACGGAGCAAACACGGTCACGGACACCGGTCCGTACGAGGGGTCGTGGTGGCCTAGCCAGCCGATAGGCATCCAGATATGATGCGCAAATAACCAGAACAATAAAAATGGCCTTCACCGCCTCGAATAACAAAATCACGGTGACCGATGCCGACGGCTCGCTCGTGTTCACGACCGACCGGGATATTCCGCAGATTCTGCAGGTGTCGCAGACGCACCTATCGAAGGACTTCTACGAGAAGTACTACACGGAGGAGTATCAGAAGGTCTGCGACCTTCCGGACGAGTACGACTTCATCATCTGCCGCGCCGCGTGTACGTCGCAAGCTGCCTCGGTCGTCCCCGACGACTGGGGAACGGGCGTCACGGCGGGCAACTACGTTGTCAACGATGAAGCACTTGCCGTGATTTTCTCGGGGCAAACCGGTGCGACGCTCGGCAACATCGTCACGTACTCCCCTTCGCCGGGAGACAACAGCTGCGAGCTCTTCATCGCAGGGTCGACGACGCTGCAGACAGCGGAGCAACGCATCCTTCCGTGGGCACGCGTCGCGCAGTCATCGGCTCAGTTCTTTCAGGGCTCGCTGATGCTCGAGACTGGCTACGGCGTATGGGGCTACAACGCCTCGTATCAGGGCATGCCCTATGCCAACCGAGCGTTGCACGTGTACAAGCCGGATTGGGCCTATCAGTCGCTGTACGCGATGTTTCAGCAAAGTGTCGACTCAGCCTATCCATATGACGTGCCACCTACAGCCCACACGAGATGGGACGTAGACCTAACGGTATGGATTGGGCGCTTCAAATAAGGGGAAACGTATGAGCTACACGAACGAGATCAAATCATTCAGCTGCGACTACCTCAACAACCAGACGACGGTGAGCATCACGATCGTGCAGGATACCGGCCCGTTCAAGCGCGCGGTCGACACGATCACGTTCTCGCTGACCGGGAAGTTCACGCAGCTGGACGCGAACCTGCAGTCTGCCGTTGACGCGTTCGTGCAGGAACACGCGACCGCACTCGGGCTGTCAGCGTAATGGCCTGGTATCGCGCGGGCACCGTTGCCCTCACCAACGGCTCGAAGACCGTGACAGGTGTCGGCACCACGTGGTCTTCGCAGATCAAGGATGGCGACATCTTCTTTCTGACGGCGAACAAAAACGACTTCTACGAGGTCGCCTCCGTCACCGACGACACGCACCTTGTCCTGCACGACGCCTACACCGGCCTGAACGTCACGGCCGGCGCGTACGCGGTTGTACAGAATTTCACGAACACGCCGGCGGCGGACCTTGCATCGCAGGTCGCGGACCTGCTTCAACGGCAGCGCGATCGCGAGGACCAGATGGTCGCGTGGCTGTCGGGCAGCGCGACCGGCGGGCCGAACGGCGACGGTCACTACCCGGTGACAACACTTGCCGGTGACACGATGCTCATCCCCTGCCCTGCGCTGATCGACAAGGCTGCAGGCACGCAGCCCACAAGCACCGCGGCGGACACGTCGATCGATACGGGCCTACGGACGAAAGTCGAATACGACAATCCCGGCTACTGGCAGTCGCTCGACCTGAATGCCGGCTCGCACTTCCATCTGAAGCTGAACCAGACGAGTTGCGAGATCGTGTTCAAGAATCCGACGACGAAGGCCAACGTCGTCCAGCACTTCTCTGTCATCCTCGAGCAGACGACCGGATCGAACACGATCTCCCCGTGGCCGACGAACGTGAAGTGGAACCAGTCGCGCGCGCCGATGCTGTCAACGCAGATTGGCGTGAAGGATCGAATCGACTTCATGTCCGACGACAACGGATCGACGTGGATCGGTTTCTTCGTCGGCTCTCAGATACCGGCCTAAGCTATGGAAATCACGCCTGTTCGCTCAATGGGGTTCGACACTCGCGCCGAGAACGCGCTGAGTATGCTTAGGGGCCTGGACAACTTCATCCAGCGGCACATCGGCGACGCGGCGAGCGATGGGACCGGGGTGTTCTGCATGAACACCCGAAACATCATCCTCAACAACATGCACTTCGAAATCGCGCTGTCGGGCTACATGCCGAACGGCACTGCGACGACGGAGGGGCAGTCGCTCCTGATTCTCGGGTACGTCTACGCGTATAAGGCGACCGGCGACACGTACTTCCTCGACAAGGCGAAGCTGTACTTCGACGCGTACCTCAGCGTCTTCTACCCCAACTTGCCGATCCCGCCGACACCGCAGGAATGGCACTGCCATTGGGCAGTCAACGGCAAGCAGCCCTTCGAGACGATCGGGCCGGTGAACTACGGCTCGCCGTCGCAGTCCGGCATGTGGGACTTCCCGGTGCAGTTCGTGAACGGTTACGGATATGTGCCGCGTGGCTATCCGTACTACGGCGAGAAGCTCGCGCGTATCTGGAACGTGTACGAAGGGGAGATGAACTGGAACTCGGTGACCGGCACGCCCTCCGGGAAGATTTATCCGGTCGAGTGGTTCGTGTTCGACGGCAACCAGTACATGACGCTCGACGGCGACACGCTCGACACGCCGGTCGCGGCCGGCACGCCGATCGGCACGATCAAGCTCGCCGCGCCATACGACACCTTCAACGGCACGCTCAACATCGCGTTCGGCACGCGCAGCGGTTTCAGCATCGGGCGCAATCAGCCGTTCGAAGGTTGGCCGATGTGGCAGCACGTCGATCCGGCCGAGTACGGTAACGCGGAAGACGCGGAGCAGTGGTTCTGTGAAGTCGCCTGGATGCTTTTCGACATCACGAAGGACGTGAAGTATCTGCGCGCGCATGAGAGCTCGATGTTCACGCTCGTGAACGCGGTGAATCTCGGCGAGCAGACGCTGCTGTTCCGCTACACGAAGGATGCGCAGACGCCGTACACAGAAGGCATCTCGTTCGGTTGGAACTACTGCCACAACGCGCAGGCGAGCATCACGCGCGCGCCGAACGGCTACATCTACATATCGAAGACCGAAGAGCTCTTCGACGAAGATGATTCGCAGGTGGCGATCGAGCAGAGTGCGCTCATCAACAAGGTGAACGAGTGGTCCTATATCCGCGGCGACTGGTGGTTCTCGACCGGGCTAGATAACGAAGCGCACATCAACGTCTTCATCACGACCGGGGACACGATCGACTTCGACGCGCCTAAGACCGTATGGCGCACGCCGGTGCCGTGGTGGACGACGACGGCCAAGGGAGTGATCGAGCAGACTCTTGCCCTGCGCAACTTCATCATGGACGCCGACGCTTCCGGAACCGAGTATGTGATGCTCGACGGCAAGTCGTTCGTGCCCTACGGCAACGCCGTGTCGTCGGCCGTCAACCTGCAATGGGGGCTCTTCGGCGACCCCAACCGGAACGACTTCACCGGCACGGTCTATATTCCTGACGGCTCGTCTGGATGCGTGCTCGGCTTCTGGAGCTCGACGCCGACGACGCGCCCGCTCAAGTCGATCACGTACCGGCAGCAGCAGGGCATCCCCGGTCCGCTGGCAGTGTCCATTAAGGACGCGAACGGTTGGTCGTGGGAATACACCCTGCCCTTCGTCACCGACTGGTACACGTGCCCGCTCGACTGGAGCATGTTCACGCTGTCGACGTATCAGACGAACACCGGAACGCGGCCCTCGGCGCCGGCGGTGCACAACGCGCTGACGCAGATCACGGTCGGTTCGCCGTCCGGATCGAGCGCGCCGTGTTGGGGCGAGTTCTACTGCTTCAACGACGTGCCGCCGATGTACAGCGGCACGCGCTTCATGTCGCACTTCAAGATGGTTACGCAGGTGCACGAGGCGTTCGCTGCCTACATCGGCGACATTGAGGTGATGAACACGCAACCGCTGATCCCGCGCTACTCGCCGGGACTTGTCCCGTTCGACACGAACTACTCGCGCAAGAAGGGCCTGCGGGAGTACTGGCGCAGCACGCCGTACACCGGATACCAGATTCCGATCGTGTGGCAGATGGGTGGCTACACCGACTACATGAACAACGTCATCGACTATTTCTACGATGCGCAGCAAGCCTATACGGCAGCGCATGGAATCGTCGGGCCGATGTCGCCGGTGTACGTGTGGCCGCGCTACGACAACGTGCAGTATGGCAAGGCCGACACGTTCGTCGACGTCGAGTACGGCACGCAGGAGCCGTGGGGCGGCTACTTCTCGCGCGCGTTCTATTCGGCCTGCAGGCTGTGGGAAGCACTTGTCACAGCCGGTCAGCCGGTGCCGGCCAAGCTGCGGACGGTGGTCGAGAATTACATCGCCTATATCGCGGACTTCATGCGCACGCATGACAACTACACGCCGACGGTGTTCCCTTCGACCGGCGTGCCCTATAACGACGGTTGGGACCCGGACCCCGAGAAGTCGAATCCGGACGACACAGGGCACATGACGGCGCACTGGTTGGGCGGGGCGGTGCTGGTGGCGATGAACGGCTGCTCGCGGCAGGCCGACTGCGAAACGATCATCGAAGGCTGCATGATCGAGTTCGAGCGCACCTACGTGCGCGCGTACGATGAAGACGCGCACATGAGCGGCAGCTTCTCGCCGTGGGTCGGCGGCAACATGTTCTACGGCTTTTGGGCCGGGGAGATCATTCGCGCGTTCGGCCTGTACATCGGGTATCGCAACTGGAAGCTGCTCGGCGCGGCGCAGACGCCGGTGGACCTGTACTTCGTCGAGGCGGAGAACGGTGATGAGGTGCTGCTGGAGGACGGTACGGACCTCCTCTACAATGCGCCCATGACGACCAACGCGCTGGTTCCGATCACTCAAGAGGACGACTACGAGATCGACCTTGAAGCGGACGCGACGAAGTTCATCTTGACCGAGTACTAAAACAAAAATAAATCGGAGAGGCGTATGGCGGGCAAAAAAATATCAGAACTCGACCTGCTGAACGGGATGGATGGGAACGAATCGTTCCCTGTCGCTAAGGGCGGAGTGAACTACCGCGCGACGATCGCGATGATAAAGAACTGGATCGGAAACGCGACGGAGACCGTTGCCGGTCTGATGAGCATGACCGACAAGCAGAAGCTGGACGGCATAGCGAACGCCGCGACGGCGAACTCGTCCGACGCGTCGCTGCGCGACCGGGCGACGCATACCGGCACGCAGAGCGCCAACACCATCACGGGATTGGGGAAGGCCGCGACGACGAACGTCTATAGCGACCTGACCGGCCGCCCCGACTTATCGCTTGCTGCGCTCGGCGCGGCCCCGGCGAGTCACGTCGGCGCGGCCGGCAACCAAGCTCACCCCGACGCGACGTCCACCACGTCAGGCTTCATGCCGGCGGCAGCCTATCAGGCATACACGCAGCTGAAGCAGATCGCGGTCAGCGGCTCCTACAAGGACCTGACCGACGTTCCGGCAGTGCCGAAGAACCTCGAGGACCTTGGCGACGTTGCAGCAGCTGGCGCGGCCGATGGGCAGGTGCTGACCTCGCAGGGCGGGAAGTGGGTTCCGTCGACGCCGGGGGCAGGCGGAAACGGCGGCTCGTCAACCCTTGCCGGACTCACTGATGCCACCATCGCGACGCCGAAGGAAGGCGACGAGCTCGTCTATTCTGGCGGCAAGTGGAAGAACCTCCAGCGCAACCGCATCTTCGCCGGCTACCGCTGGTACGTCGACTCGAACTCCAACGCGGGCTCGTCGATCAACGATTACCACACGATCGGCACGGCGACCTACACGGACATCGCGGCCAGCGGCACCGACTTCAAGTCGAACTACCCGTACAGCCAGTTCGTGAGCGCGGCGACGACCTACTCGGCGGCCGGCAACACGTCGGCTAAGCCGGTCGTGAAGCACGGCACCGGCGCGCTCGGCGGCTTCGTATTCGAGGCGCTGTTCGGCTTCGATTTCGTGGCCGGCGGCTGCGGCTTCTTTGGCGTGAGCGCGAGCCGCTCGCAGACCTACGGCAGCTTCGCGGCAACGGACATCGGCATCGGCGTGGGTTGGAACGCGTCGAACGCGGCGACCGATCCGCTGCAGATCATCGTCGGCAACGGCACGGCGAGCGGCACGATTGCGGGCGGCAGCGGCGCACTCAACACGGTGACGACGTACCGCGTGAAGATCACGATGGCTCCCGGCGCGACGCAGGCGTACGTCACGCTGAAGGACCTGAACAGCGGCGCGCTGATCTTCGACAACCAGATGGTGAACGTGGACCTGCCGCCGGCCGCCACGCCGCTTTATTCGTACGCAGGGGTCGGAAATTGTGCGCTGGCGCAGTCGGTAACTGTGCGCCTATACGGTGTCGCGTGCGAGGCGTTAATGCCGATCTGATGTGGTTCATGAGATCGGGTTCCTGTAAACTCCGGGGAAACAAAAAGACGCCCCGGAGGGTGCTAATGACGCCGGACCACGACCCGAGCCAGTACACCGAGGGGCTGAAAAATATCCCTTTCTACGCGCCGGCAGCCCTTGCCGTCGCCGTCAGCTTCGGACAGATGCTTCTGTCCGATGACCCCCTCACTTGGAAGAAGATCGTAGGCAAGGCCGTCGTCGGCGGCGGCCTTGGCATGAGCGCCTACGGTCTGCTGGTGTGGTTCCCGAACCTGCCGCCGATAGCGGTGTGCGGCATCGCATGCGCGCTGTCCATTGCTGGCGCCGAAGGCATCCTCAAGCTCATCAAGGAGCGCGGCATCTCGCTGAAAGTCGGGCGCAAGGACGGCGAGCTCGAGCTCCACGCTGAAATCCCCCACGAAGAAAACGAGAAGAAGGAGTAAATCCTCATGGCATCGCTGCTTTACGACAACGCGAAGGCACAGCTGCTGCAAGGCAACTTGTCCCTCACGAGCTCAACCATCAAGGCCATGCTGGTCAGCCCGAGCTACTCGCCCTCCGCGAGCGATCAGTTCGTGTCGGCGGCGAACGCGGCCGAACTGTCGGGCACCGGCTACGTGGCCGGCTTCAACCAGTCAGGCCGTCAGACGCTCTCCGGCAAGTCGGTGAGCGTCGACAGCACGAACCACAAGGCCGTCTTCACCGCGAACAACCTCGCGTGGCCTGGCATCAACGCGGGCACGATCGCCGCGGTCGTCCTGATTCAGGAGAAGACCTCCGACAACGACAGCCTGCTGATCGCCTATCTCGATCCGGCAGACCTCGTGACGAACGGCGGTGAAGTCGACCTGCAGTGGAATGCCTCCGGCATTCTGCGCTGGTAAGGAGGTAGATCATGGCCGCAATGTCGGACTACCTCGAGAACAAGCTGGTCGACTGCGTGCTGCGCGGGCAAGCGTACACGCCTCCGTCGAACGTCTATGTCGCGCTCTACACCGCTTCGCCGGCCGACGCCGGCGGCGGCACGGAAGTGTCGGGCGGCGCATACGCGCGCGTCGCGGTGGCGGGAGCACTTGCCAATTGGGCAGGCACGCAAGGCGCGGGCACGACCGCCGCATCGAGCGGGTCGAGCGGCACCACGTCGAACAACGGCGCGGTGACCTTTCCGACGCCGACCGCCAATTGGGGGTCCATCGTCGCGTGGGGCATCCTCGACGCGCAGACCGGCGGCAACCTGCTGTTCTACGGCGCGCTCACGAACGCGAAGACCGTGAACAACGGCGACCCTGCGCCGTCGTTCCCTGCTGCCGCACTGTCGATCCAGATCGACAACTGATCGGGGGTTAGATGGCCGGACATCGCTATTGGCGAATTCAGATTGATTCGACCAAATCGACCATTCAAGCAACGACGCCGTACATGTTGCTGGCTGAGGTCGCGATGTATGAGGACGGCTCGAGCACGAACGTCCTCACCGGCGGCACGCCGTCCGCAGCCGGCTCGTATAGCGGGCGGGTCGCGGCGGGCGCGTGCGACGGCTCCGTTGCGAGCACGTCGAACATATGGGAGTACTCGGCCACGAGCGGTTGGTGGCAGTACGACTTCGGCGCGAGCGTCACGCGCGCGATCACGAGCGTCGCGATCTCGTCCTATAGCCAGTGGCCCGACGAGTTGCCCTGCAAGTTCCGGCTGCAATGGTCGGACGACGGCACGACGTTCACCGACCTCTACACGTACGACTACAACAAGTACTGCTGGAAGGTGAGTCAGACGATCACCTTCGGCAAGTACCAGTACCGCCTGCACGTGACGGCCGTCCAGAACTCGGCGAGCCAGAACTACATCGCGCTCGGCTCGCTCGACGTCACCGACACGACCGGCGTGGTGCTCAGCGGCTATGGCTTCGGCACAGACCTCGACGACGGCAACAACACCGCGGACTATCTGCGCGATGGCTCGGTCACGACCGGCTGGCAGACAAAGACCGGCGTGCTTGCCGCGTACGCCTACGTCTATCCGAACACGCAGCTGAAGAGCTATACGCTCGGAGTCCAGACCTCGTACCTGAACGCGATGCTGAAAAGCTGGACGTTCGAACAGTCGAGCGACGGCGGCAAGACGTGGACGCAGGTCGATGCGCAGACGAACGTCGCAGCCTGGACAGCGGGCGAGACGCGCACGTACACGATCACGCAGCCAGCGACAGGCCCGAACTTCGCCGCGTCGACCGGATCGTGCGTCGCGACCGGCACTGCGACGCTCTCGACGCAGAAGCGGCTCGCAGCGAGCGCGGTGGCCGTGTGCACGGCGACGGCTGCACTCGCCACTCAAAAGACGCTGGCCGGTGCGGGCACCGTGGCCTCATCGGCGACGGCCGGCATCAGCACGGCGATCAACCTTGCCGCATCTGCGCATGTGCAGCCGGCGTCGGCCGGCGACCTGTCGACGTCCATTGTGCTTGCGGGCAGCGCCGTGTGTCGCTCGAGCTCGAGCGCCGACCTCAGCACGGCAGTCCAGTTCTCAGGCACGGCGAGCGGCGTGAGCGCGGCGAGCGGCTCGCTCAGCACGGCGATCGCATTGGCCGGCGCGGGCGCGGCGAGCGCGAGCTCGAGCGCAGACCTGAAGACCGGCACGCTGCTGTACGGCAGCGGCGTCGTCTCGGCGTCGGCGAGCGGCGCGCTCAGCACGGCAGTAACGCTGGCCGGCGCGGGCGCGGCGAGCGCGGCGGCGCAGGCCGACCTCCACACTGCGATCCCGCTCGGCGGCACAGCTGCTGCGCGGGCGATGGCCACAGCGGACCTTGCCACGGTGATCGCACTCGCTGCGCAAGGGCAAGCTGTGAGTACGGCGCGCGCGACGTTCGCGGACGTGTTGCGTCCGACGACGCTGGTGCTCGACGACAGTCAGGCCCCGGCGCAACTAACTATCGGCGCTGCACAACTCAGCATGCCGCTGCTCGACGCAGCGGCCGGCGTCTTCAACCCGGTGATCTCCCCTCGCGCGCAGGCATGGGTCCCCGCCGCGCTCGACGCAGTGCCTGCCGTTTACGCGCCGGCCACGGCCACGCCCGCCGTGCGCGTTGCGCTCGCGCTGCTCGATTCGAGCGAGCAACTCGCGGCCCCTGCCCTCGCGCCGATCGCTGCCACGCTCGCCGCTCAGACGATCGACGCGCCCGCTGCACTCTTCACGCCTAGCGTCGGTGCCGGTGTCCAATTGGACACTGCGCCGACCATCGACATCGCGGCTGATCTCGGCATGCCCGCGCTGGCGCCGGCCGCGATCGCGCTGCACTTGCCGGCAATGGACACCGCAGCCGACCTGCCCGCTTCCACGTTCAGCATCGGCGCGCGCGCGGTGGCCGCGCCGACGCTCGATGTCGCTCCGGCGCTGCTCGATCCTGTGTGGGCCGCCCGCGGCGGAATGTTAGTTGCGCCGCTGCTCGATACGAACGTTTCGCTCACCTCGATCAGCGTCTCGGCAGGGGCAAAATCGATTACGGCCCCGCTATTCGATTCGAGCGCGGAGGTCCTCAGTTTGGTATTGGGAGAGGCTCCCGAAGCGGTTATAGCGCCTCTCCTGCTGCCTATTTATCAGGCATTTGCGCCGATTTTTTCACCATCTGGAATGGTGCCTATTTCAGTGGCAACACTGAGCTCGAGCGCCACTTTCCCGGCTCCGTCCGTCCGCCCGGTGAGCAACAGCGTCTCGGTAGGCGTACTGAACACCGACGCTACGGTGTACCAACCATCGCAGGCGTCGGTGGCGAAGGTGGCGGCTCAAACACTTGCCTTGACGACCGACTTCTTCACGCCGTCGATCTCGACGATCGCACCTTCGACGCTGAGCGTTCCGGCACTCGATGTTGCGCCGGCCGCGTTCGGTCCTGCGCTCACCGGCCTCGCCGCGCCAGCGAAGGTCGCGACGCTCGACACCTCGAGCTCGATGCCAGCGCCGCGCTTCGCCTCGGCCGCGCAGTCCATTGTGGCACCGGCGATCGACGTCGACGAGGCAGTGATGCAGCCGGCGTTCTCCAGCCGCGGGCTCACGGTGCGCGCGCCGTCGCTCGACCTCAGCGCGGACCTGTTTGTGCCGGCCACGAGCTCCGGCGCGTCGCCGCTCATCTTCGTGCCGCTCAACGATGGAGATGCGATCTATGTGCCGGGTTGGCGCGGTGCGATCAAGCTGACCGGCAAGCCGGTGAGCGCCCGCACCGATGGCTCGACACTTGTCTCACAGCAACCATACGACGCCGCGCGTGCGGCGCAGGACAAGTCGTCCAACGCCGCGCAGGTGCCGCCCTCCTCTAACGACGCGGCCCTGCCGCCTTCGGCCAACACCGCGAGCGTGAGCTCGAGCCGCTCGCGCGTTCAGATCAACAACTCGACAACCATCAGCAGGAGACTTCGATGATCTATGACTTCACGCTGCGTCAGGGCGACACGCTGCCCATCATGTCGTCCACGCTCACCGACAGCAACGGCCAGGCGATCAAGCTCGACGACTGTACCGTGCAGTTCTTCATGCGCCGCGTGAACACGTCGCGCGTGGTCGGCGGGAACGCCACGGTTGCGGACGCAGCGGCGGGCAAGGTAAGCTACCCGTGGTCCGAGCGCGACACGGCAGAGAGCGGCGACTATCACGGGCACTGGTTGGTAACGACCGCCGGTGGTGAGAAGCTCTCTGTTCCGAACGACGGTCACCTGCAAATCAAAATCGAGCAAGCCTTCTAAGGCTGCCAAAAAGAGAGAGCGGCTAAAGCCGCCGAACGAAAATGGCAACAGACCATTCGGTTGATACCAAGTTCCAGTACGCCCTCAAGTGCGTGCTCGGCGAAGAAGGCGGCCTCGCGAACGTCCCCGGCGATCGCGGCGGCCTCACCTACAAGGGCGTCACGCAGCTGACGTACGACGCCTACCGCCTGAAGTGCAACCTGCCGAAGCGCCCCGTGTCGCAGATGAGCGACGACGAGATGCAGGACATCTACTACACGATGTTCTACGCGCCGGCCGGCTGCCCCGGCTTCCAATCCAATGACCTCGCGATGGTCGTCTTCGACGGCGCGGTCCAGCACAACCCCGCACGCGCGGTGCGCTTCCTCCAGCTTGCCCTGAAGATCAAGGCCGATGGCGTGCCTGGCGTGATGACTGCGCACGCCGCGAACACCTCGCGCACGAAGGACACCATCGCGGGTTACATCAACCAGCGTGAGCAGTTCTACGAGCAGATCGTCGAGAACGACCCCACGCAGAAGAAGTTCTACAACGGTTGGATGAACCGTTGCGAGCACCTGCGCCGCGAGTGCGGCGTCTAAACCACTGGAGAAGAAGATGAAAGAACTGCTGCAAGCAGTCGGCAATGCCCTGAAGCAACCGACCACTCTCGCCGGCATAGTCGCCGGCGCCGCGTACTTCGGCGTGAAGGTCGACTCGCACACAGCGCTGACGGTGATGGACCTGATCGTCTCCGCGCTGACCGCCGCGCTGATCGTCTACGACGAGACGAAGAACGGCGTGAAGCTGTCGGCCGCGATCGCCGATGCGGTCGGTCCGGTCGTCACGACCGCGATCAACGACGTGCTGCCCGCCCCCGCCGCAGCGGTCGTGAACAACGTCATCACCGCCGTCGAGGCCGAGGTGAAGGCTGCCCCTTCCGCGCCCGATGCAACGGCTGCGCCTGCGGCAGCGCCGCCGGCCGGCGCGGTCGCGCAGTAATTGATAAGGGGCCGGCACTGACCGGCCCCGTTCACATGGGGACCTAGATGAAACGGATTCTGGACATTGCGTTCGACGTGCTCATGGCACTCGCCGCGATCGTGATTGTGTGGGGCGCAGGGAAGACGGTGTGGGACTCGTACCATCAGCCGCAGATGTCGGCGTCCATTGTCGCGCCGGTCGATGTGCCGGAGGCGGCGACGCCCGCCGTCGCGATGGCTGCGAGCGAGACGATCGCCCCGCCGAAGGTGCAGGTCTACGCGCAGAGCGTGAAGAAGCAGCTGCACTTGCCTGACGCGGTGAAGAAGGACTCGGACAAGTTCGTGGTGGCGCAGTCGCAGGTGGTCGCCGACTCACACCCGCACGAGGTGTCGACGGTCGTCGACCAGAAGACCGGCGAGGTCACGACAATGGACACCCGCCTTGCCCTTCCGTGGTTCGCCGCGCAGCGCGGCTACGACATCATGGTCGCGACCGGCTACACGACGCGCTCGGTCACGCCGGTGCTCCACATCGAGGCGCGCGCCGATCTCCTCCAGGTCAAAGCTGTGCATGTGGGCCTCGTCGGATATGTCGACGAGCCGATGAACTGGAAGCGGCCGGACGCATTCGTCGGGGTGGGCGCATGGGCGCACTTTTGAGCGAGCACGCGTGGGCGGCAGGCATCATCGACGGCGAAGGCTACATCACCGTGCGCATCACGCACACGAGCTATTCGCTGCTGGTGCGCGTCGCGATGACCAGTGAAGTGACGGTGCAGAAGCTGCAGGCGATCTTCGGCTGCGGGCAGTTGCGTTCGGAGACGCGGAAGAAGGACGACAAACGCGTGTTCGTCTGGAGCGCGTGCGGCGCGGACGCCGCGCAGGTGCTGGAGGAGGTCCAACCGTACCTTGTCACGAAGCGCCGAGAGGCGCAGATGGCAAGGGCCTACGCGGGACTGCCCAAGGCGGGCAGAATCTCCCCTGTTCTGAAGCTGGTGCGCCGCAGTCTCTACATCGGCCTGCGGCACCTGAAGCTCTAGCCCTCGATGCCGAGCTCCTTTAGCTTCGCGGCGATCGCCTCGGTGACGGCCTTCAGCGCGAAGTCGTGCATGGAGCCGGGGATGCGCTCCCCGATCCACTTCAGCTTCTCGTGCTCGGGCTCCGGCATGCGCAGGCCGAAGTGCTTCGGCACGCGCTCGTTCGCGGCGATCCACGGATAGGGCTCGTCGGCGGCCGGCGCCGGCGCGGTCTTGCGCGCCGTGCGCGCGGGCTTCACCGGCTCTTCCACGTTCGGCCGGCGGCCGGCGTCAGCGATGAACGACGACGCGTCGGTCGCGAATCCTTTCTTAGCGGCATTCATGCCCAAATCTCCTCGTAAAGTGCCTTCGACTCGGCGAGCCCCGACTTGTCGCTGTCGCTGCGCAGCTTCAACTCACACACGGCAAGGTTCTCCTTAGCGATCCGCTTGAACACGTCGCGCTCGCGCATGATCGATTCCATCGGACGGTACTGCTGGAGCGTCTTCATGAGGGTCAGCGCCTCGTCGGCGTCGGCCTTGCGCACGTTCGTCGACGCGCGGTTCACCAGTGCGAGTGCTTCCAGCTTCGGATTGAAGCCGCGCGCCAGCTTCACCAGTTTGTCGATCTTCGCGTAGGCGTCGAGATCGAACTGGCTCGTCTGTGCGGGCGTGATGACCTTCTTCGCGACGACCATCGCGCTACGCGACTCGGGCGCGTCGTGCCCCGGCGTGTCGATGATGATGTCGTCGTATTTCCTCACTAGCTTCGGGACTTCGGTCGTGATCTCGTCGCCGTACAGGCAAACGCAGGTGAGGTGCGGCACGCCCTCGATCTTGTCGCGACGCGCGTTCGCGATCGCCATGATGCGCTCGGGATCGGCGTCGATGACGAGTACGTCGCGGCCGGCGAGCGCGCGCTGCACGGCGTTGTCAAACGCCCACGTCGTTTTGCCGACGCCGCCCTTCCCTGATACGAATGCGATTGTCGTCATTCAATTGACTCCAGATGAGTTCAGTTCAAACGGGTTGAGTAAGTATAAATTGAGTGGCCATCGATTCAAATTATTTCAATCGACGCAAACGAAATGGACCGTGTTCCATCGAACACAGTCCATATCGACTCAACTCAGTTGAATTGGGTGGACAACGTGGGGATTTTCACCCTCGGCCCTTTTCCAGACTGCTGCTATGCCCAAACCGGTTAGGCGTGCTCGTCCGGGCCGGTGCCGCGCGCACCGCTCGCCGTCGTCCGTTGATCGTTATTCTTTCACGCCCGCCTCGATCGTGTCGCGGAAGCGCTTCAGGCGAGGGTGACGCAGGCTGCCGTCCGGCGTCTTCTCCATGTACTCGACTTCGACAAGTCGGCCGGGAAGGTCGAAGCGGACCGGCCAGAGATCGGCGCGCTGCTTGTCCGTGAGGCCGGTGCCGACGTTCACCGAAACGCCGTCGACGTCGACCGTCAGGCCGCCGAGCATGCCGAAGTACTTGCCTTCTCCCTCGAAGGAGCCGACCACCATGAACTCACGCGAGTCCTCCGGTTTGCGCTTGCGCCATGCGGCGCTGCGCTTCGTCTCGTACAGGTGGCCGCAATCCTTGACCATGATCCCCTCGTCTCCGCGATCGCGGCAGAATTCGTACGCGGCGTCGAGATCGGCGTGCGAGTGGGCGAGGGTAGCGCGGGAGAGGCGCAGCGCGCCGTCCGGGTTGGAGACGGCGAGGATGTCCAGAAGCATTTGGCGGCGGACTTCGTACTCGTTCGTGCTTTTCCCAGCGTCGAATTCTTCCTTCGTCACAACGTCGAACAGGTTCAGCCAGGCATCGGTCGCGACCTTGCTCTTCTTGCGCAGGGAGCTAGACGTCTCGGCGAACGAGCCGCTGATCGCTTCAGCATCAAGGACAAGTCGCGAGAACGGCTTGCCGTGGTGAATGGCGAACTGCTCGCATGCCTCGAGAACGTAATCCTTCAGATGGTTCAGCGTCTCGCCATAGGAGAGGCCGCTGCGCGTCACGAAGTCGACGGTGCCGTTGTCAGTGTCCACATGGACATTGACGCGAAAGCCGTCCAGCTTAGGCTCCCACCAGCAGGGGAAGGATTGCTTGGCGGCGTCGTAGTCCTTCGCCAGCATGCATGAGTATTCGGGGATCAGCTTCGGCCACACCTTGTTCACGAGCGTCGCCGTGACGCCGCAGCGCAGGTCCTTCGTGACGATGCGCAGGAGGATGTCGCAAACGTCGGACGTGTACTTCGACATGGCCGTCGCCACTTCGAACTTGGCGTGGTTGCCGGTGATCTCCCGCTTGGCAAGTCGCTCGAGCAGGGACCAGAACTCGGCGTCGAGGTGCTCGCGGAGCTCGACCTGCGGCTGCGAAGCGGGCAGGGCGGTCATGCCATACGTGACGAACGGGTCGAGCGCGGCGCGCAGCACGCGCTGGAAAACGTCAGAGTCGAAGCACGTCTCGAGCAGCAGCTGCTTCTGTTTCGGCTTGCTGGTGTCGGCGAGCGTCAGGAAGATTCGGTTGAGTTCGTTGGCGTTCATTTGATTTTATTTAACTTCGCTTCAGTTCAGTTCGGTTGATAACAACCGGGTTGAGATGATAGTGGTTCAGTTCAACTGAGTCCAGTTCGATTTACTTCATTTTTCCATCTCCAGAAAGTGAGTCGGCCGATCTTACCGGCAGGCTCGATGTTGCCGTTCT